CTTGAGGGCAGCTATTTGTCGCAGGTTGCTGCGGGCTTCAAGATGCAGTTCACCGGACCTGCAGGTGCATCGATGCCCAACACAAGCTTCTTCACGCCTGTCTCTGGTGCATTGAACTATGGTCTCACCAATGCCATGGGTGCTGTTTCAGGTATGACCGGTTCTGGAGCTTCACAGACACTTCGTGTTGCCGGACTGCTCATCATCGCTGGTGTCGCTGGAACGTTCAGATGGCAGTGGGCGCAGAACACAGCGAACGTGTCGAACACCATCGTACACGCAGGCACACGCATGATTCTTACGCGTCTTGTGTAGGTGATTATTATTGAACGAGAAATGGATGGAGGAAATTGTGACTTATGCCCCACAAGATCTTTTAGCGATGCGAGAGTATCTGCAGCAGGTCACTGGTATGCGTGCAACGGAGCTTGGCATCGTTGGCGATGCTGCACATGCGGCGTCCGGCGGGTATCACATGGGCATCAATGACCTGGCCAGGGTGTACGGGTCCGACTTCCGCAAGTCCGACGGCCGGCGCGAGTACTCTGTCCGGCAGCAACGGGACTACGCCGGTCGGAGCAACGCTGCTTCTGCATTGGATGTCGGGTATTGGTCAGGGCTTCGGTCGTTTTCTGTCGCCCTGGTGGACGCGTGCCGCCGGGGGGACCCGTCCACCAGGGCCGTTCGGGAGGTCATCTACAGCCCCGACGGCTCGGCCGTCCGGCACTACGACGCCATCGGAGAGCAGACCGGGACGTCGGATACGTCACACCGGTACCACACGCATATCTCGTTTTGGCGTGATACCGAGGGAACGACTGATCGTTTGGATTTTCTGTCTTTGATGAGTGAGCTCATCGAGGGCCGCGAGACATCACCCGCAACGTCCACTATGCTAGGAGAACACATGGCACTCATGAGGACCGAAGGCGACCCGAACGTCTTCCTGACCAACGGTATTATCGCCGTGGCCGTCAGTGAGGCTGACTTCGCTGACCTGCAGTACCTCGGCAATGAGGGTACGCTTTCCTTGGCCGCCGGGGGCCTCCGGGTGATTGGGGACTCTCGCCGGGCACTCATCGGGCGCATCGTCGGCCCGGTGCCCACCGGTTGGGAGTCTCAGGCATACATGCCGCCTATGCCAACCGCAACGACGGTCAACGTCGAGTTGACTGCTGAAGTGATCAGCGCCATCAGTGCTGCGGCTGCCGCGGCTGTGGGCACCACGTTCAGTGATCTCACTGAGAAGGTCGACGAAATCGACGCTGCAATCTCTGACATCACGACGGCGCTCAAGAACAGCGCGGCCGCGGCCTACGACGCATTCTGATCAACGCATAACACGTCTTAACGAAGAAGGAGTTAACGTGTCGCACAAGAGTAGCAGTCAGCCAGGCTGCCTCATGCTCATTGCGGTGCTTGCCGTGCTGTTTGCGTGCTCGTTTGCCGTGGGTTACTTCCTCTAGACTGCTTGCTTGGTTGTCCCGGTCGTCAACGATCGGGACATCCACGTATTGATGGAGAAACGATGGTACGGCGAACTGTGCACGCTGGTGTAGTTCATCGAAGTGGATACGGTTACGCAGCCGATATCATTGATCCTCCAGGACGACACTGGCGTCATGATCCAGTTGCATGGGCAAGAGAACGTGCTGGGCTGGAGCTGTGGTCTAAGCAGGAAGACATCATCAAGTCAGTGCACGACAATCCCAAGACTGCAGTGCACTCATGCCATGAGATTGGCAAGAGCTTCATCGCGGCTGTGACGGTCGCGTGGTGGATTGACACGCATCCACCAGGCGAAGCCTTCGTCTTAACGACAGCACCGACAGCAATCCAGGTCAGCGCCATCCTTTGGCGCGAGATCAACAAGCTTCACAGCAAGGTCGGTCTGCCTGGGCGAACGAATCTTACCGAGTGGTATCTCGGTAACGAACTCGTGGCTTATGGGCGTAAGCCAGATGAGAACAATCCGACCGGCATGCAGGGTACGCACGCGCGGTTCTTCCTCGCTGTCCTCGACGAGGCATGCGGTATTGATCGTTCGCTGTGGGATGCAGCGTCGACGCTTGCGGCGAATAAGAATGGACGATTTCTCGCCATCGGCAACCCTGACGACGCAACCGGTGAATTCGCTGATGTCTGTCTGCGTGATCCATCGTGGAGCGTGATCGGTGTCGGCTATCGTGACACACCTAACTTCACTGACGAGCCGGTGTCAGAGTCACTGAAGGAAATGCTCATCCACCCGAATTGGGTCGATGACCGCAGATTTAAGTGGGGAGCGCAAAGCGCTATCTTCTTGTCGAAGTGCGAAGGTGTGTTTCCGGTTGGCGCCAGTCCATTCACTGTTGTGCCGCTACACTTCGCAGAACGGTGTCGTAACCTGCAGTTCATCCCTGGCGATCCGCACCAGGCAGGCATTGATGTTGGGGCCGGGGGCGACCGAACGATTATCAGAGAGAGACTGGGGCGGGTAGCGGGCCGGGAGGAGGTGTTCGTAGACGCTGATCCGATGCGTACGGTTGGCCGATTGGTAGAGAAGATCGTAGAATGGGGAATCACCAAGGTTAAGATCGACCCCATCGGTATCGGTTGGGGAATCATGGGTCGATTGAAGGAACTGTCGAGTAAGCACAACCCGTCGTCGAACGAGACCGTCCATGATTGCGAAATCATCGGTGTGAACTTCGGTGAAGGTCCAACCCCTGGGTTAGAGCGTCGATTTCTCAACAAGCGAGCTGAGGTCTGGTGGGAGGTCGGTCGAGAGAACTCACGTCTCGGAACTTGGGACTTGGGGAACGTCGACGACGACACGTTGCAGGAACTCACTACTCCTAAGTACGTGATCATGGATTCGTATGGCAAGCTCAAAGTCGAGAAGAAAGATGAGACACGCAAGGAATTAGGGCGATCTCCTGATGGTGCCGATGCTCTTCTTCTTGCCTTCTACGATCCGATCACTGAGGTCACACTGCCTGCAACGGACATGTCTCGTATTGATCTTACTCGCGGGATCGGTATGACAGGCGCATATGGTCTTGGTGATTCTGGCGGCACAATGAACCAAATGCTGCGAAACCTGATATGATAGTTGTAGGACCAAACGAAGGAGTTGCCGTGGAACTCAGAGCACAGAAAGTCTGGCTGCAAGACCAGTTCCGCAAGCTTGCTGAGCGTGACGTGAACAACGAGCCGAGCGCTCAACGCAACCTCAGTCTTGCGATGGTGTGTGCTGCGCTTGCGGACAACGCACGCATGCGATGCGACGCACGTGATGCTGAGATACGAGACGCAACCCTGCACGAGTATGGCGTTCGTTATGGCGTCGGCTGGGTGCAGAGTAACACGGCACAGGTACGTGCTGACGCAGGCGTCCGCATCAGTAAGGATCCGATCTTTAAAGAGGCTGCGTCGGCGAACGAGATGTACGGGCGTTGGTCAGTCATGTACTCACAGCTCGCAACTGCGATGAACAGCGCTAAACTTAATCGAGAGCTTCACAATATTCTTCGCGCTCTTGACGAGTCAACGCCTAAGACGTAGGGAACAGGTCGATGATCAAGCGACACAGACGTGGACGTATTCCGTCGTATCTTCGAGTTCGGAAGCACAGGGGTGTACGAAGTGTCGACGAGGTTCGCGCAGGTTTGGTCATCGCGATGGCACTGGCGTCGACGTACATGCTGACCACAGTGTATATGCTGTGGTCAGCAGCGTACCCAACATGAAGACGTGGTTGACAGAATCACGTTGATGTGATACGATAGCTCTAACAGGTTGAAGGAATCAACGAATAAGCGAGGACATCATGACCATCATGACTCGTGGTGAGTTCAAGACGCGGCTTGAGACCATCATCCACAGCATCGACCGGGCGGACTTCGACAAGATCGCCGACATCATGCATTTGGTCGACGAGATGATGGAAGACGTTCTCAGCCGGGCCGAGAGCGACGACGCCGAGCAGGCCATGATCGACGACGAGGACGAGGACGCCGCATTCAGAAGTGAATAGGTGGTGAAATGATCAAACCGAAGAACTATCTTGATGACACGCGGGAGGTACGAAGCGCTCTTGACGATTGGGACAACGTGTATCTCGTTTTCGACGAGGTACCCGATTCGAGCAATACTGCGCCAGATGTCGAGGATGACAAGGACGTAGCCAGCGATGATGAGTAGTGATGATGTACGCCAGGCCAAGCGTGAAAGCCGTATCCGACTTGCTATGATGGTGTCGCGCTACGGAACTCGTCCACTTGGTATTCGCTGCACGTACTGCGGAGCTGACGTCAACCACTGGTGCTCAACGAACGGCGGCGCTCGCTCGCAGAATCTTCATATCCTGCGGTACACGGGATTTGCGGACATCGAGCGCGAAAAGCGAAGACGCGCCCGGCGATTGGAAATCATCAAGACAGGCATTCGTTCGGGTGGTAATGCGCGTTGAAGGAGGTGATGTTGTTCTGGCACAGACCACGTACGGAGGGGCGGCACCTGCGACAGAGCGGTGCCGCTCTGTACGTGTAAGCAGTTATGTGTACGACAATCGTCTTGATAAGGAGAATCGGTGAGAGATACGATTGCGATGTTCTTCGCTGCAATCGGAATTGCTTCTGGTGTCTTTGCAATCCCGATGTTTTTGATCGGGACAGCGGAAACACTGGAATATGCGCTACTCCTTGCTTTCTTCTCTGTGTCGTGCATCTTCATCTCAGTGAAGATTTATCTCTGAGTGGTTGACAACGACACGTTAGTGTGATAGGATAGTTCTATCAAGTTGATTGAACGAACGAACGAAGGAGCGAGGACAATGTCGCACCCCACGTACGAGAAGATCGAGACCGCGGCGAACAACCTCGAAGACCTGCTTCCCGTGTTGCGGAACATCATCAACGAGATGCGCAACGGCAACGAAGAGCACCCGATGGAGGCGGTGTACTGGTTCCGTAAGATGATCGGCAAAGAGGTTGCACGCTTGGGCTTCGAGCCGTCACAGGCCGCCGTCAAGATGATTTCGGACAGGTACAGTTCCTGGATCTGATCGTCGACGACACACACACTGGGGTACCGGCGTCCACCGGTACCCTAGTTGTATGCAAACTCTTAAGATGTACAAGACCACCAACCACGCCAAGCACATCTTCTGGGGCTTTACCACGGGAGGACTGTGGCTCATCACCGGGTATCCACTCTGCGTGTTACTCAATCGACGTGCGAGGATGCGTATGACTAGCGTTTGACATCTCTTCTTTGATGTGATACAATAGCTGTATAAGGAAAAACAACGAAAGGAACGAAGATGATCTGCCTCGACGCACAGACGCTCCGCTACTACCGGGTCACCAAGCGTTACGATAGCAACGGCTCGTTCATCGAGCGCACGACTGGTCGTCGCTACTCGCTCATCAAGCGTTGGATCTGAAGGCTAAAGACAGTTGTTGACATCTCTTCTTTGATGTGATACAATAGCTGTATAAGAAAACAATGAATGAAGGAGATCGAGATGGTACTCGCACCTCTGGATTTGGTCACCTGGCGCAAGCCTGTCGCGGATGCTAAGAATGCAGCATACGAGAAGCGGTTTGGCGCTGCGCCACTTCCCCTGGATGAGCGTTGCGGATTGGTCATCGAGATCACGGAGCGTTTCGAAATGCGCGCACCGGCTGGTCAGGGACAAGCTGCGCTCCACGGACGTAAGACGCAGCAGCAAGTTACCTATTCAGTGGCGCGAGTTCTGTGGGAGTACCCAGACGGTAGGTCTGAAGAGCTTGTGGTTCGTGTCTCGCAGATCAAGAAGGTCTGAAGACAGTTATCAATTTCCTCGCTAAGACGGGATAACACAAGTCATGTGTAAGCACATCAGGATCACTTACCGCGTCGTCGCGACAGCCGAATATCCGATTGACGAGGACTACTACGAAGGCATGACGTCCGCCGAGGCCAAGGCTTTCGAGGACGATCCGAAGAGGCTCGATGAGCACTGTGAGTCGCTCATCTGCGAGTTGCAGGAGGGGACCGCGAAACTGCGGGTCACGACCGAGATCTTCGACAAGGAATAGCGTGCGATCGACCAAACGAAACGAAGGAGTAGCAGCGGCAAAGATCACGCTTGACGTCACCTCAATTCACTTCATCTCAGAAGATGATGACGACTACTTCGAAGGCGCTGAGTTTGACGCGCGTGTTCATGGCCTCGCTGCTCGTCACTCCGTTACGTGTGACGCTATCGGCTACGACTTCGAGGCGACCGTCGCGACATTCAGTGGGAAGAGCCGACGTCTCGTTGGGTTGATCCGTGATCTTGCGTCCGATCCTGACCAGATCAATGCGCTGATCGAGAAAATCGAATACTGACGACGTAGCGCCCCTTAGTCAATGACTAGGGGGCACTATTCTGCCCTATATCGAACTACCAACCAAGCTAGAAAGTCGACTAGGGACGGGTACAGAGCTGCGATTAAAGGGCAAAATCGGCACTTCGCCATGCTGTCATCCTAGTATGCTAGTTACATGTCCCCCTGGGTGATACTCGTCCTGCTGTGCCTTAGCACGCACCGTATTACGCATCTCATCACGCGTGACGCATTTCCTCCAGTGCGATTCGTACGGGAAGCGATTGAGCGTCGACTCGGTGATGAGCATTGGCTCGCATACCTCACGCAGTGCGATTGGTGCGCGTCAGTGTATGTGGCCGCGGGACTGACGACGTCACTTGCTCTTTTCGTGTCCCGGGTGGAGCATACCTCGTGGTGGTCCTGGCCGGTGTGGGTGCTGTTCGGTCTGACGGCCTCGACCGTAACGGGTCTCATCGCACAGCGTGAACCCGACTAGGAGTGACACATGGTCGACACCCGCCCGGTTCGACGCACGAGGACGCCTAAGAGCCTGACCGAACAACACGGGTCCGGCTCTCTCGTTGCGTCTACGCAGCTGCTCACGGCAGACAACACGCGTAGTCTGGTGATCAACCCACGCGATTGGCAGCGTGAGGCGTGGAACTTTTATCACTCTATGGGTGAGCTGCGCTATGCTGTGAGTGACTGGTTCGGTAACGCGATGTCACGTGTTCGTCTCGTGCCGTGTGTCGTGTTGCCGGGTAAGGATCCCGAACCGATTACCGATGGTCCTGTTGCGCAGCTCGTGTCTGAGCTCGCAGGCGGCATTGGCGGCCAAGCCGCTGCGATGAAGAAGTTTGCAGTTCATCTGACTGTGCCGGGTGATTCGTACATCGTTGGTGAGGACATCAGCGGTGAGGATCGCAGGTGGCGTGTCTGTTCGTCAGATGAGATCCGCATTAAGGGACGCTCTCGTATGTCGCGGCTTTCGGGCATGTCGAACGACGCTGTCGAATCCGTCATGTACGAGATCATGGAGGGCGAGAACGCTTGGCGCACGGTGTCGTCAGAGTCACTCGTGGTGCGGGTTTGGCATCCTGACGAGCAGATGTCGTGGCGAGCTACGTCACCATGTGAGTCGGCGCTGCCGATCATGCGTGAGATCGACTTCTACAATCGCTACATCATTGCGGTGCTGCTTTCTCGACTGGCACTGAATGGCTTGCTCCTTATCCCGGCCGAAGTCACCTTCCCAGTGAAGGAGCAGTTTAAGGACTCAGCTGACCCGTTTATCTCGGAACTCATCGACATCGCAACGAGGAGTATCCAGAACCCAGGAACGGCATCCGCAGCACTTCCTATGCCAATCAAGGTTCCGGCGCAGTATATCGAGGCATTTCGTCATGTCACCTTCGACACGACGATGGGCGATAAGATCCTCGAGCAGCGTGATGCGGCACTGAGTCGCTTGGCTACTGCGATCAACATCCCGGCCGAGATTTTACGTGGCGTTGGCACGATGAACCACTGGGGTCAGTGGCAACTCGAAGAGTCGGCAATCAAGATTCACATTGCTCCAACTTGTGAGGTCATCTGCGTCGCACTCACCCAGGGGTATCTTCAGCCGATGCTGAAGGCTGCTGGCCTGGACACGTCTGACGCCAGTGGCGGCAGGTACATCATTTGGTATAACACGGACGGCTTGTCGCAGGTTCCAGACCGCACTGAGGACGCGCGCAACCTGCACGACAGAGGCACAATCAGTGATCAGACATTCCGCGACGCGTCCGGATTCAATGAGGAAGATAAGCCGAGCGATGAAGAGCTGAAGTCGATTGTGTTACGTAAGATCGCACTCAGTGGTGGCGCTGACGCGCTTCGCGCACTGTCTCTTCTGACTGGCGACGAAAGCCTTATGCCACCGGAACCTCCTGCTCCTGTCACAGTGGGACAACCGGCGGAGCCAAACGAGACTACTCCTAGTCCCACACCTGCGCCTGAGGAGACTACACCTAAGAGTGCGCCCGACACAAAGCCGACGACGCCTACTCCACCTGCGAGATAGTCATGCGCGTTACTGGACATTCGCTGGAAGAATTGGACTCGCTCCGTGCTGAGTTTGACGTATTCATCGAGCGTTCGCTCTTTCTAGCCAGCCAACACGCTACACTGAGCGTCGATGGCACGATGACAGCCTCAGCACTCGACGCTGAATTGAGTGTTGTTGCTGAGTGGAACAGGCAAGTCGATGGTGTGTTACTTGGACACGTTGCAGCGACGTACGATGGTGCGTCACTTAGCGTGTTGCATCAGATCGTTGATCATTCTCCTCTTGATCCGGGCGAGGGCTTACCACTTGTCTCTGATGACTTTGCTACGGAATATCTAACACAGGCACGGAACCGACTTAAGGGAATCGGCAACGACGTATGGGTGAATGTCCGTAGTGAGTTGCTTAAAGGACAACAGGCTGGTGAATCAGTTGAAGAACTAGCAATTCGTGTGCACGGTGCTGCTGAGGTTTCACTTCCTCGTGCTCGGACGATTGCGCGCACTGAAATCAATGGAGCAAGTAACGCGGGAACGCACGCGCAGGTGATGTTTCTTGGCATGACCGGAACGCAGGAATGGGTGTCGACGCACGATGGTCGTTGTCGACAGTCACATCGCTTGGCGGACGGCCAGAAGGTTCCCCTGGGTGAATCATTCACTGTTGGCGGTGCGGCACTTAAGTACCCGGGTGATTCGTCCGGTCCAGCGTCAGAGATCATCAACTGTCGTTGCACGCAGACGTACGAGTTGGATGATGATCCACCGAAGGTGACATGTTCGGGTTTTGTGGCTGCGGTCGTGCAAACGACGTACTGCGCCGTTCCGCCACCTGCTGCTTCATCGTTAGCTCCGAACTACGTGAAGCTTGGGAAATTGACGAGTGCGCAGCACGCTGAGATTTTCCAGATATTCCAGTCACCTAAGGCAATCTCACCGGCGTATGGTGGCGCAAAGATTCACAAGGTTCTTGGCGATGCAATGACGAAGTTGCAGGAATCTGGCATTCCTGCGTATGCTGACTTGTCACCGGCTGATGTCCTGGCTGTTGTTGACGGGCAGTATAAGGGTGGGAAGTACACGTTCAAAGAGAAGTACGTGGAGTGGCTGGCAAAGAAGAATTCTAGCGGTACGACATCACCAGCGACACCACCAGTGACAAACATTCCGCAACAACACGCTGCGGATGTTGTCGATGCGCCAGCAACGTCAACCACGACGCCGACACCAAGCGCACCACCACCACAGGTATCGCCGACGCCTACGACCGTTCCAACTCCATCTGTGCAGGTGCCGGCGAGTTCTTTTGACATACACAATCCGCCGCAGACGACTACTGGTCACATTCCACTGCAGTATCAGTCTGGTGACATCACTGACATTCCGCAACATGAGAAGGATCTTCTTTACGCAGAATTTAAGACACACAAGGTTACGGCGATTTGGTCGGGTAACAAGATCTGGGAGGCAATGCAGAAAACGCGTGATGCGCTGAAAGCTAAGGGCATCTTCATTAACGAGCATGAGGCTCTTGTAGTTCTTGACGAGATGTATGGCAAGAATGGCGGTTCAACTGGTTTCGTTGATAAGATTAAGAAGTGGGAATCTTCGCCGCAAGGTAAGAAGGTTTTAGGTGAAGTAACGAGTACGCCTACGCCTTCACCTACGCCTGTGTCTGTGCAAGCAGTGACAACACCGTCTGCGCCTGCGCCTACGCCTACACCTGCACCACCTGCCGTGATTACGTCGATTAAGACGTACACAGACGCAGAAGAATACGCGAAGAATTTTGCGAATGACACGCCATTTGCGACTGCAGTTGGGCTCAACGGTACGAAGTTTCGCATCGTTAAGAATAGCAACGGCACTGTCACGGTTGAGTTTTACGGCAACATGCAGCAGAAGTGGATCGGCATATCACATAGCGAGACAAAGAAGTATGTAGCCGACAACGACTGGACGTTGCTATCTCAATCAGGTGCACCACTGCAAACGCCAAGTGTTACTGCGCCACCACCACCGCCTACGCCTGCGCCAAAGAGCATCGTCTTTGATACGTATGCTCAGGCGAAGAAGATTAGCGCAGATTATCCAGTCGATACGCCGTTCGCTACTGCATCAACGCCAGTAGGTGGCAAACTTCGACTCGTTAAGACTGCAAAGGGCGATGTTGTCTACGAGTTTAACGCGCCAAACTCTAGTGAGTGGGTCCGAGCAACACCTGCGTTTTCAAAGACAATTATTCCAAACTACAAGTGGAAGACAATCGTTGATGGTGATGGCGCTACGTCTGTGCCGACATCAACGCCCGTATCAGCACCTGCGCCTACGCCTACGCCTACGCCTACGCCTACGGTGTTACCTGGCCCAACAGCAACAGCGCCGTTTGTGACACCAAGTGTGCCGCAAAGCATAAAGGCACAGATGCTGAATAAGTTGAACATGGCTGGCCCATTGCTTTCTGGCCCATCGAAGAATGCGTATGCGTATGTTCTTGAGATTAAGAAATTCGCAAAGTTTCACGGTCATACGCTAAGCGATCTTGATGTTTTGCGGATTCTTGACGACGAGAAATCGAAGTCGCTTGGCGTTGATAATGCGCATTTGTACGAGAAGAAGATTGTAGAGTGGCTCAAGACTCCTGCAGGCGCTAAAAAGGCCAAGGAGATGAGTCACCTTGTTGAAAACCCGCCCGTAAATGCGCCATCTCCATCTTTCCAACCTTGGACAACGTCGCAAACGCCGCGAACGCCTGGTCCGCCAGGAAATCCTGGTGGGGATATCTCACTTAGTGACTGGCGTGCTAACATTTCGACAACAGAGACATCGTTTGCGACGATTCCTGTTCCAGAAGCACTTGGTGTTCAGCGTGCGATGGAAGCGAAATACGGCGCGATAACGAACACGCAGATAAGTGGTCTGCGGTATTACACTGGCAGTGCATACACTCAAATGAATGGATTCCTACGTGGTTTTATGGATGCCACGGACGCAGTAAAGAAACACATTCGTGACGCGCAAGCTGGCATGCGACCGTCGTTGAAGCCTATGGTTTTTCACCGGGGAACGAACCCGGGTCAGTTTGGCGGTGCAGCGCTCGATCAGGATCTTGTCGGTAAGGTGATGGTCGATCATGGCTTCATGTCGACAAGTGTAGGTGGTCGTGCTGCATTTGGCGGAAAGGTGATGCTTGAGATTGAATGTCCGTCTGGCACGCCTATGTCGTACGTCGATCACATCTCCAAAAACCAAGGTGAGAACGAGATGCTACTTGCCGCGGGCACGAGGTATCGCGTCATCGCTGTCGAGCAAGAGAATCATAGGACGATCGTGAAGGTGAGGGTGATCCCGTGAGTGCGCTCAGCGACACCGAGAACGTCTGGCTTGAACTCACGGTTGAGTCAGATGCACGGACGAACATTTCCGGCATGTCAGAAGATGACGCGTACACATTCTTGTCTCGTGGTGGAACTGTTGTGGCATCAACTACGCCTGCTGTTGTTGCTGCGATACAGGAACAAGATTATTCTGCGTCTGGCATGATTGCACTGATTCCGAGCGCTGATGATATCGAACGATTGGTCATCACTGGTGGTGAGCAATACGAAGACATTCATTTGACGCTGTTCTTCCTCGGTGACGTTACTGCGTATCCACCGACGATGATTGCACAGATCGCTGCAAACATCGAAACCATTACGATGAACCAGATGTCGCTTGAGGCAACTGGATTTGGTGCGTCTATTTGGAATCCTGAGTCTGACTCGCCGTGCACAGTACTCAATGTGGGTGGTGAATGTCTAACGAAGGTGCATCACGAAGTAAGTGAAGCGCTTGCGGATGTGTGGGGACTTTGTTTGCCGAAGCAGCACTGTCCATGGGCTGCACATATTGCGCTGGCATACACGTCTGATGTGCCAATCTTCGTGCAGGCACTTGAACGTGTCGGACCGATCACGTTTGATCGAATCCGCGTGGCCTTCGGTGAAAGTGTCATCGACCTTCCGTTGTATGGTGGAAACAGCTTTGTTGCGGCAGCGAACGATGGAGGTGTCGCGTTGCCTTATCACGTTGCAGCATCAGGCAAGTGTGGAGCAGACGAGCCGTACGCTGTGTTAAAAGATGACACCAACGAAGTGATGGGTTGTCACGGGAAGCGTGAAGATGCGAATGCGCAGATCGCCGCGCTATACGCATCTGAGATAGACGGTGCTGCCACCGAGCAGTTGTCGACCAGTGGCATTGACCGTACGTGGAACGGCGTGCTGGTGGTCGAGGATGTGCCTACTGGCGACGGTCGACAGTTCGCAGGACGATCGTTGGTCTGGGCGCAGCCACCGTTATCTCTTCTCTGGCAGAAGCAGACGTCAGACGGTCACATGGGTTCGGTCGTTGTAGGCCAGATTCAACAGGTCTGGCGCGATGAGGCTAGTCCGACGATCATCCGTGCCCAGGGGACATTTGACGATACGCCAGAGGGTGATGAGGCGATGAACCTTGTCTCCACGTTGTCCGCGCGTGGCGTGTCGGTGGACGTTGACGATGTCGGGCCATCCGACGTCGAATACGTTTTCCCGCAGGACACGGGTGACGGTGAAGGCGTCGACAACGAGGACGATGCCGACATGCTCGCTATGATGTTCGGCGAGCCGCCCGAACTGATGATCTTCCACAAGGGTCGGATCCGCGCCGCGACACTCGTAGCGATTCCTGCATTCGTCGAAGCGCAGATCGAGATGGGTCCTGGGATGCCACCGCCGTCTGGTCCTAAGACGATGCCAGTGCCGACGGAGTCGCCTGATGCGTCCGGAACTGGTGAGGACGATGAATCAATGAGTAGTCTGACGGCTGGACTGAGTGCAGGGCAGAAGCCGCCTAGGGAGTGGTTCAGCGATCCGCAGCTCAGTGGGCCGACAGCGCTGACGATCACCGATGGTGGACGAATCTTTGGGCACGCGGCGCTCTTCGGATCGTGTCACGTGGGCGTCACGGACAAGTGCACGACACCTCCGTTCGAGAATGCACACGATTATTTCCTCCTGGGTGAGACGGTCACTGCTTCTGGTGAAACGGTTGCAGTTGGCAACGTCACGCTTGGCACGGGTCACGCGGCGACGTTTGGCTTGACCGCGATGCAGGCGTTGGAGCATTACGACAACACGGGAACGTGCGTCGCGGACGTCGCGTGTGGCAACGATCAGTTTGGAATTTGGGTCGCGGGTTCGCTACGGCCGGGTCTTTCGGACAAGCAGACTGCCGAGCTTCGTGCGGCTAAGCTCTCGGGTGACTGGCGTCGCATCGGTGGCCAGCTGCGTCTTATTGCAATGCTTGCCGTGAACGTGCCGGGCTTCCCCGTTCCGCGGATGCAAACGAGGGTGGCTGACGGACGGCAGTTGAGTCTGGTCGCGTCCGGCATCATGCAACAGAGTGACACGCACGTAGGAGTTGGTCTCACGACCGCTCGTGCCCGTCTATCGCGTGCGATGGCAGCGCAACGTACGACGTTTACGGCACGTCGCCGTGAACAGCTTCGAGGGGTGATGAGAAATGTGTAACTGTCGTAAGACTCCGCAGCCGCCAGTTACGTCAGCACAGACCGCGTCTGTCAGTCAGCCTGTTCCGGTTGTTGAGACAGTCCGCGACGCACAAAGTGCTGCGAATGCGATTGGCAACGCTAGTAGTTGATGAGGATGAAGAATGCATTCTCCTCGTAGTACAATGAAACAGAGCTGAGTTTCAGCGATGTACGTACAGGTGTGGGGGCATTGATGGGAAAGAAGACCCCAGGGCCGGTCCAGATTCCGTCTGACCTCAGTGCCCTGACTGGCGCAGAGCTTGACCAGCTCGAAACGGCGATTCACGATGAATTCGGCGAGCTGGATGAGATCTCTGACGACGACATCACCACTGCGCAGATCGAGCGAATGGCTGCCCTCGCTGACGGCGTGGAAGCGATTCGTGGTGACCGGCAGCTTCGTACTGAGGCCGCGCAGGCTCGTGCTGCAGAACGTGAGTCACTTCGTACTCGTCTACAGTCGGGTGATGCCACCGAGGACACTGACGGCGGCGACGACTCGGGTGACGCGGGCGATGCTGATGGCGTCGACGCGGAAGCTGACACTGGCGCCCGCACGCCGGCGTTGGTTGCTGGTGGTCGCGGCAGGACGGACGTCAGGGACGTTCTGACCAACCCGCGTGACCGGCTGAACGTCAGGCTGTCGGCAGCGAAGCAGCATCAGACGCCTGACACGCGCATCGACATGAAGCAGTCGTTCGGCCAAACGGTTCTGGTTGCGTCCGCAGATTTGTCGAACTTCGGTAACGGCGCGCAGATGGCCAACATGGACGATCTGGTGTCGGCGATGACGGCTCGCGCTCGGTCGCTTCCTGACTCGCGAAACTTCGCGGCCAAGGGAGACTGGACCCGGGTTCCGCGGTACAACGTGGCGCAGCTGCGGCGGCAGTTCCGGTACAATCTCGACATCACGTCGAAGCCTGAGGATGCCTGGGCGCTCATGCAGGAAGCGGCCAACCCAGAGTCGCTTGTTGCGGCTGGTGGTTGGTGCTCTCCGTCGGAGATCTCGTACGATTTCTACAACATCGTTGCAACCGACGGCATGCTCGATCTTCCGACGACCGGCATCCGGCGCGGCGGCATGCGGTGGCCGACGAGTCCGTCGTTCGGTGATCTTGCGTCGTCGACGGGTCTCTGGCACTGGAACGAGACGCAGGACATCGCGGCTGCCACTGGTACTGCGCAGTCCGGTTCGAAGACCTGCGCTCGTGTTCCCTGTGCCAGCTTCAACGAGGCGCGGCTCGAAGGTGAGGGCATCTGCATCACTGCGGGTAACCTGACCACTGACGCATGGCCTGAGCAGATCGCGAACTTCATGCGACTGGTCAACGCTGCGCACGCTCACCGCGTGAATGCATTCATGATCAATCGCCTGGTGGCGCTGTCCACTTCGGTCACGGTCTGCCCGACCGGCGTCGGCGCGATCATGCCGATTCTCGACGCGATCGAGATGCAGGCGACGGACCTGCGGACGAAGTACGCGATGATGGACGGCGCGGTCATGGAGGCTGTCTTCCCTTCGTGGGTCTTCGGTCTCGTGCGCGCTGACCTCGCCAAGCGGAATGGTCTTTCGGTTGCTGACGCGTTCGGAGTCACGAATGCGCAGATCGGGTCGTGGTTCTCGCTGCGAGGCATCTCGGCACAGTTCGTTCAGGACTGGCAGGTTCGTACGACTGGATTCTTCGGCAATTCGGCCGCGATCACCAGTTGGCCGACGCAGGTGCAGTTCCTGATGTACCCGGCCGGCACCTTCGTTCGAGGCAACGGTCTCATGCTTGATCTTGGCGTGATCAGGGACTCTACCCTCAACGCAACGAACGACTACACCGCGGCCTGGTCGGAAGAGTTCTTCCTTGTGGCCATGATCGGGCACGAGTCGCGAGTCATCACTGTTCCGCTCTGCCCGAACGGTGCGACTGCTGCTCTGCAGACGTTCGCTTGCACCACCTGCTGATCATCGTGAACTCGACGGTCGGATCGATGAAGGGAGTTTGAAGTGGTTAATGCACGTCTCTTCGTCGATCCGCCGTCATTCACGGGATCGCCGTATGGTCTACTCAGTGTTGCTGACATTCGTACACCCGGCGATCCACACTGGCAGAACGGAATCACGTGGGAAGACGTCTGTCCTGTCGGTGGTGGAACCACTTTCCAGACGTGCGCGGTGTCTTCCCCCTGGGCAAGTGGAACTCCAGCGAGCAAGGCGGACAACGCAGATCGAACATGGTATGGCACGTCGCCGTTCACTGTTTTCAGTGAGATCGACTGTAGCCCACCGGATTTTTACGATCGAGCTGATCAGCTCGCTGAACGTTCGTTGTCTCGCGTCGAGTCGTATCAGGTCGAGCGAGCGTTCTGGACTGGCACAGCGGCAAACGTCTCAAACATCGTGTATCCACATCTTGCGGCAACTGCTGCTGTGACGGATGGTCTTGTCACGCTACAGATGGCTGCAACGCAGGTTACTGGTGTTGCATTGAACGTCGTTGACGCGCTAGGCGCTCTCGAAGGTGCTCTTGCGGCGTGCTACAACGGTGTTGGCGTGATTCACGTTCCACAAGCACTTGCTCCTGTGATGGCTGGTCTTGGGCTATTGCTTCGTGACGGAATGCGTTATCGTACGCATAATGGGAATCTCGTTGCTCTTGGTGCTGGGTATCCCGGTACGAGTCCATCGGGCACTGCACCAACTGCGCTTACAAACTCGTGGATGTACGCGACTGGCTCGATCATCGTTTACCGCTCAGCCCCGCGTCTTTTCTCGGTGAACAATGCGACATTCGTTCGCAGTGTTAACACGATTAAAGCCATTGCAGAACGCACATACACCATTGGCTTTGGCTGTTGTTTGCTTGCGATTCCAGTTTCGACAGTCAGCGTCATTGCCACGTCAGCGTCAACACCGTAGTAGGAGTCCAGAATGGTTGCAACGTGCGTTTCGGCCGTGAAGGGCCGTGTTGTGCGTGTGGTGACGCTTGACGCCTGTGGTAATCCGGTTACGGGTGCCAGCAGTTCGCAGGTTGTTACTCGTGGTTTCATCTCAGTGAAGTCGACGCCTCAGTACGAAGATGGCGCTGAGTACACGCAGAAGCAGGCTGATGGTTCGTTGTGCGTTTCGGATAAGGATCCGGCGCAACTCAAGCGTGTAGCACTTGAGGCTGTGTTCTGCGTTCTTGATCCTGATCTGATCGTGATTGCCGCCGGCGCGCGACTGCTGAATTCTGGCACAGCGACTGGTACTGGTGCCGCGTTCAACGGATCCGTCAATGCGAATCGATTCAGTCTTGAGGTGTGGCAGGACATCTCTGGTCGTGGCGCATGTAACATCAGTGGGCAGCAGCAGTATCTATACTGGGCATGGCCGAACGTGGGCAACGGCCAGGTCAGTGACTACACCATCGAAAACGGTGTTTCACAGTTCAAGCTGTCCGCGGAAACCGCGTCCGTCGGTACGCTGTGGGGAGACGGCCCCGGAACGACCACATGGCTCGGACAAGTACTTCTACCCGGTGAGCATTACGCTTACAACGTCACGACTACTGCGCCACCGACCGCGACATGTGGAGCCACGCTACTTTCGTAGTGTCGGTGCGAAAGGGCCGTCGGCTGCCACCCCGGCCGGCGGCTCTTTCGTATAGGAGGAGATATGCCTGCTGAGACCTGCGTTGCTTGGACGCCTATCTATACTTGTGATCTTGTCGGAATCAGTCCGACGGTTACCGGTCAAGCTCTGAGGGCTGCAGTAGAGGTACTAGACTCTCTCACTGGCCATCTTTTTGGTGGCTGCCAGCTATCGATACGGCCGTGCCGTCGATCTTGCTACGGAGAGAGCTGGACGTCACTGTCTCAGCTGTGGTGGGAGTACGGATCTTGGCCGCGACCACTCTTTTACAACGGTGTGTGGACAAACATCACGTGTGGAACGTGCCAAGGAAGTTGCGCTTGCACGCCGCTCTCTGAGGTTTGGCTTCCAAACAATGTGACGTCTGTTGATCAGGTGAAGATCGACGGCGTGGTTCTGCCAACGACATCGTATCGTCTTGATGATTTTCGCGTGCTGACACGAATTGATGGTGGAGTTTGGCCACTCTGCAACGAGCTCAATTTGGCAGACACTGAGGTTGGAACGTGGTCGGTCACTGCGACGTATGGTGCGACAGTTCCTACACTTGGGCAGCTCGCTGTTGGTGAGCTTATGTGTGAACTGGTCAATCTCTTAACCGGTAACAAGGCGTGTTCACTGCCCACGCCAGTACAGACACTTGTTCGTCAAGGTGTCACCATGAACTTCATTGACCCAAACACTGTCTTTGAGCATGGACGAGTCGGTCTTTACTTGTCTGATCTCTTCATTCAGACATACAATCCGAACGCACTTCAAGCCGCAGCACAAGTGTTTGACGTTGACCGAGTGTCTTCATTCCGAATCACAGGGACCGCATAATGACGGTGTTTAGCGGCACGCTCATGTTGCAGGTCGCAAACGCAATCGCGACGGGTTGTTTAGCAGTACTCACCATGGCCGGTCGACCGGCAAATCGAGTGTTCGTTACCCAGGGGGAAGTCGCTTGGGACGAATGTGACTGTGGACAGCTTTCAGTCGCTGTGACACGCGTTACGACAACAGAAACATTCCCAGCCGAAACGCAGCCTCGTCGTCCTTGCGGCGACATCATGATGATAGAACTGCAGGTTGGGATTGTTCGCTGCGTTCCATCTGCAGACGTCAATGGGACAGCGCCACCTGCTGGTGATCTGACAGCTGCGGCGGGCATTAGCTTCCTAGACATCTATGACATTCGGGCAACAACGCAAGACGTGCTTTGCACACTCGTGGATACGAACGTGATTCAAGACTTCTTCATTGGTGATCAGACGAGTACCGGTCCCCTGGGTGGATGCGGTGGCAGTGTTCTTAACGTGAAAGTCGCGTTTGTACACTGTATGGGCTGCTAATGGCAGGATCGAACGTTCACCACACGTATGACGCAGCCACAGTGCGTGCTATTCTATCAAGCTCTCGTGGTGGAGTCGCACGCGACATGTTGCGTCGAGGCGTTCGAGTTGCGTCTGCTGCAAAGAAAAACCTGGGTTCGAACCCAAAACGTGTCGATACTGGTCGTCTTCGCGCGTCGATCACGCAGCAACTTGCGTCTGTGAACGGAAAACCTATCGTGCAAGTTGGGACAAACGTGAAATACGCGCGATGGGTGCATGATGGCACAGGGTTGTTCGGTCCGCATGCGCAGCTCATCCGACCGAAACAAGCAAAGGTACTACGTTGGACGAGTAAGGGCAAAGTCGTGTATGCGCGTTCAACGCGAGGTATGCGACCAAATCCTTTCCTTAAGAATGCATTGAAAGCAGCAAAGGGCTAATCAACGAAAGTAAATACGTGCTCTGAGGTTGGTACGCTAAAAGCACTAGTAAGGGGTGGAAATATGGCAAAGGGTATTGTGCCGATCAAGGAATTCGACTATTGCGGCGAGCCGTTGCAGTTCAAGCTCGGCGACGAAGTCTTTTACGCAGCACCGGACTTGCCAAAGGGAGCACTTGAGCTCTCTATTGGGTTGTCACGACTCAACTTGTCGTCTGACGAAGGTCTGCAGCCGTTTCTTGACTTTCTTGAGGAAGTGCTGCTTGATGATTCGGCAAGACGGATCATTGAGCGTTTCAACTCGAAAGAACGCACGATCGGCATCAGGACGATGCACGCAATCACAATGTGGCTTTTGGAGGAGTATGGCCTCCGCCCTACGCAGCCATCGTTGCCCTCGTCGAACGCATCGTCGGGCAGCGATGGTACGAGTTCGACGGATGGTGCCTCTCACGCGGAGTCGATCCTCTGACGTTACGGTTTTCGCGACTGCTCAATCTGATACAGGCATTCATTACTTGGCAGATTGACAATCCTAGAACAGAAGAAACGCATCGCAGACATCAAGAATTATTGGACGCATTGCTTGGTGTTCCGACGACGCGGCAGGGAACAGTCTTGATCGACGGTCAAGAAGTTCGCCCGCCGTCGTGGTGGGTTGACGACGAAGAAGCAACGAACTCGACTCTTTCAGCTATGCGACAAATGTAGGTAGGAGTTGGGGATGACAGGCCCGATCGATCGTGCATTTGTGACCATCGAACCTGACTTCTCCAACTTCGACGCACAGGCGCGATCCGGCATTGATCGTGGTCTTCAGAGTGTTGAAGTATCGGCAGTGAGCACTGCGCGTGACATCGAGCGTGCTTTTGCTGATATGACACGTGAATTAGTTGACGAATTTAGACGTCTCGACGACAGCATCTCGAACGCAATGAGTAGCATTGGTGATGAGGTCAGTGATATTGGCGCTGACATCGCATCGTCAATTGATCGAGGTGTTGATCAAGCAGTTGCTGATGCTAATCGGTTGTCTCGACAGTTTGATCAATCGTTCGACGAAATTCGACGTGACGCACGTACGACAGGCACATCCATCGGCGCTTCACTCGGTGGACTTGCTGCAGGTGGTGCTGCCATTGCTGGGATTGCAGCGATTGGTGCTGGACTTGTCGCAGTTGGCAGTTTTGGTCTTCAGTCGGCAGCATCACTTGAGCAACTTCAAACGTCGTTCAACTCATTGCTCGGCTCGGCGGAGAAGGGTCAAGCAGTATTCACTGACCTACAGAAGTTTGCCGCTGAAACGCCATTTGAGTTCCCCGACGTAGCACGCGCATCAGCACGATTCCTTGCGTTTAATGACTCCGTTGGAATCAGTGACGAAAGATTGAAGGAGTTTCTCACTACGACGGGTAACGTGATTTCTGTTACTGGTGGTGGTGCGCAGGCGTTGGACAGTGTTACGCTCGCGATGGGGCAAATAGCGTCATCCGGTAAGCTCACACTTGACAACCTGAATCAGATCAGTGAAGCACTTCCTGGTTTTTCTGGCGTGGCGGCGATTGCAAGTGCAACAGGTTTGACTACTGCAGAGGTCATGGATAAGATCTCTAAGGGTGAAATCGACGCAACTACTGGTATGCGAGCACTTCTTACTGGTATGCAGCAGTTCCCAGGAGCTGCTGGTGCAATGGAAGCACAGAGTAAAACACTCTTGGGCGTTTTCTCAACATTCAAGGACACAGTGAGTCAGGCGCTTGCTGGCGCATTCACACCCGTTATCCCCGCAATCAAGGACGCGTTGACGCAGGTTACGCCAATTCTTGGTGAAGCAATCAGTGTTCTTGCGCCGTCCATTGGCGGTCTTCTTGCATCAGTGTTGCCGCTCATCGGTAGTCTCATGCAGGCAATCGTACCGATTCTTGCACCGCTTATTAACGCACTTGGCCCAGCATTGGTTGCCATTGGGCCAGCGCTCATGCCGCTTGGTGTAACGATTGGACAGATCGCCACTGCACTTGCGCCACTATTGCCGATGCTCGGTCAGCTCGTTGGTTCGCTTGGCAATGCACTAGCGCCAATCATCGCAGCACTCGCACCAGTGATTTCAGGACTTGTCACTGCGCTAGGTCCACTGATTGGACCTATGGGTGCACTGCTTGAATCAGTTGGGCAAACGCTTGCCGATCTCATTCTTCCAGTGTCAAAGGCACTTGGCACAGTGTTCGCTGCGATTGGTCCTCCCCTGGGTGAATTCGTTGGAATCTTGGCTAGTGCGTTAGGTCCAGTGTTCGAGGCACTCGGTCCAGTACTTACTGCTTTGTACTCTGCGCTGTCGCCGCTTTTTCCAGTGTTCATCATTCTTGCAAAGCCGATCACTGACATTGTTGTCGCAATTACGCCACTTCTTCTTCTCTTTGCCAATCTGATTGTTCTGGTCGCTGAGATTGCGGCGCCGATCATTAAGCTTGCGGCTGTGTTCATTTCGTTCCTCGCTAGTGCTGCCATTGCTCCATTACTTGGACTTATTGCGCAAGCGCTTACGTTGATCTTAACGCCGATTGCGATGTTGGTGCCATATATCGAAAGTTTCACAAAGTGGATTGGGAGTCTTGATTGGGCCAGTGTTGGCAACGCGATTAGTGGAGCATTTACCGCAGCGTGGAATGGCGTAGTGAATTTTTTCTCTTCGCTAGGTAGTTCAATCGTTGGGTTTCTTTCTTCATTACCTGACCGACTTCGTACGCTAGCAGGGCAAGCGTTTGACGCTTTCTTCTTCGCTGTCGGTTTTGGAATCGTACGCATTGTCCAAATCATTGCTGCGCTGCCAGGGACAATTAGCAATCTTATTTCTTCAATGTGGAACTTTGTTCGGTCTCTCTTCACTTCTGGCGTTGAGACAGTAACGAGTACGGTTTCGTCGCTTCCAGGACGAATCGCAGCCATCATCACTAGTCTTGCCATTACGATGTATAACACTGCTACGTCAGCAGTGAATACGTTTGTCTCAGTTGTCTCGTCGATTCCAGGACGAGCGCGATCTGCGATTAGTGCTCTTCCCGGGCAAATTATGGCCGTTCTTAGTGGCGCAGGATCTTGGCTTTACAGCGCGGGACAAGATGTCCTACGTGGACTCATCAATGGCATCACTTCAATGATGTCAGCGGTACGAGATGCAATTCAGCGTGCCGTGAACAGTGCAGTGTCTGGCGCAAAACACGCTCTTGGAATTGGGTCTCCATCAAAGGTATTCGCAGAAGTCGGTGTGGATTCGATGGATGGCTATATCGGTGGCGTTAATCGAAGAGTCATTGACGTGAAAACTGCTGTCACAAACGCATTGATGCCAAATTCTGCCGTGACGAACACTACGAATAACACATATAACGGCACTGGTGGATTTGCTGGAACGGTGATCGTGCAGGTTGGAAGCGATCAACTTGCGGGTGTTGTATCGAAGGTGATGTACGATGATCCACAAAACGTGTCGCAAGCTGGGGAACAGGGCGACCGGGAACTGACGAGGCGTGGATGACATTCTCAGATTGCAGTGATGCGACAGTTCCTGTCTATTGGCTTGGCCCAGTCGGCGATCTTCAAGCAATTCGAATGCCAAATCAGACGTATAGTCGTGCGCCAGATGCACATGTTGTCGTACACGCTCTCATTGATGGACAAGTTGCTGATCAGAGTTTTCGTGAGCAGCGAACGTGGGATGTGTCTGAAAGTTTTCTTACGTATGCACAGCGTTTGATCATTGAAGAAATTCGCACGGGCGCACGTGGTCTTGGTCCATACGTGTGGATTGATCCACACACAGTGAATTTCTTCACGTCGAACATTGCGTCAGGGACGAACACATTTCTTACGACTGAGGGTTTCTCAGTGACGGGCGTCGGAGAGTCACTAGCTTCGACGACTGTTGTGTCGCAACGAGGTACGCGTTCGTTAGCATGGACACTGTCGCCTATCGTTACAGGATCAGGTGGTGGCGTTCTTTGTATGACGACATCATATACTGCTTCTGGCTGGGCTACACCTTCGCAGCAGCCATGGTCGATGACTGGTTACGTACGTGGCGGCGGTACTGATCCTATCGTTACTGTGACGCCTAGACTCACCTGGCTCAATGCGTCTGGCGGAATAGTAGGCAATACCAATGGTAGCGCGGTTGTGACTTCCAGTGGGAGTTGGACGGCATTTACGGTCAGTGGTACGGCTCCTGTCGGTGCGGTATACGTGCATCCACGGCTAGTACTTTCTCCGGGAACAGTCTCAGCATCAACGATTGTGTATGTCGACACACTACTTCTTGACATGCGCGCGTCGCCCCGTACTTGGCATGTTGGTGAAAATCAACCAAGAGTGATGATCGAAGCAACACGTGAGACCGTTGCACGTATTGGTACGACAAGCCAGTCATACACTATCGTCGAATTGTCTGCGTAGGTGTAACGTGCAGAATACGTCAGCGTCTTTAGATGCAGCGATCACAGCTCCTCATCGTATTATCGGGCACATCGTTGAGGTTGACTGGGATGGTGATGGCTTTAATGGATCTGGTACGATTGACGATTTGACACATCGTTGTGCGTCGATACGTGAAACACAGACGTTAACGACGAACGTTCCTGACCAAGTTCGTGTTGTTTCTGGGTCAGCAGTTGCGCAACTCGATGTTGTACTTGGTCATGGCAACAACTTTGCTGCGCAGATTCCAGTAAATCTACGTTCTTGGACAACAAGCGCTACGGCAACAGGCGTGAGTACCAATGCGATGAGTATTGCGAAACCTTCTGGCGCACGCGTTGGTGATGTGCTGCTTCTTCTGGTTACGACGTATGACATGAACATCGGCATCGGCACAGATGATCCCATGCAATACGACCCAAATGTGTCGTGGGGCGTACTTGCATACAATCGAAATTGGGATGGCGCGCATTCGTATAGCACGTTATTGCTTACACGACGTGTTGCCGCCAATGATCCCGCGACATTCACACTCGATCTTCGTGTTACGACGTCATTTGTCGCGGAGCTGCTGTGTGTAGGCGACACGGGTATCGCTGGTATTCACGCATCTTCAGCGAATGAGCGTGACCATACTGTAGCAACGACGTATACGACACTAAGTGGAAAGCCACTTGAGACATCTCTTGATGGATGTCTCATCCTAAACTTTTTTCACACAATCGTTTCAGTAACGCCGACATCGTGGACATTTGACGTGAATGACACACTTGTTGTGAATCAGACAACAATCACTAGTCCATCGCGTATCACTGTAGGCATTTCGAGTAGGCACAACGTTCCAGCTGGAAGATACGTGCCAACCGGGACGATCACCCAGGGAGGAGTACCACTTCCGTCGCTCGTTGGCACTGTGTTCTCAGTTGCATTGGCGCCGATGATCGCTGGTGATGAGCGTCAAAACGCACTGTGGACATATTCCGAGCTGAACCCGCGTGGGCCACTTGCTGGTAAGCAGCGTGACGGCCGCGCTATTCGCTGGGACATTATCTTCGCGACATCGGTCGGCATTGAGTCACTCCGCGTATTCACCGGCCACACGCTTGGCACAAGTACGACTACTCGTTCACGCACGTTAACACTCACAGCACTCGATAATCGTGAACTCTTTCGGAACGCGACGTCGTTACCGTTTCTTGTGGGTGAATGGTTTCGGCCTGTGCAAGGCGAAACTCTTCCGTATATGCCAGGTCTTGAGACAACGTGGCTTATCAGCTATTTGCTAGGAAGGTATCCCTCGTTCTTCCGTGAGACAGGATTTTACGCAGCACCACCGCCACATCCTGGCGTGATGTGCTATGTGCCCTGTCACGGTTCTTTACACGCATTTATTGGTGACGTCTTATACGCGTTCACCGAACGTGCATCTGGTCGACACCGGCAGCCGATGTTTGATACTGGGCCATATGTTGGCGCAACCGAAAAAGCGCCCATCGGCGGAAGAATTGCAGCTAAGTGGGCAGCGAACACGTCCACGTTTTACTACAACTTTGGTGCTGGTGCGCGGACAATAGGAAGAATCGAGTTCTATCTCAAGCTTGACACTATTGGTACGTCACTTGCGACACTATCGGCTGTGAACATCGACGATGCAACGACATATGTCACTGCACGTATCGCGTCAACAGGATTGTTTACGCTCGAATTGGCAATGGCAGGTGTTGTTCGTAGCGTTACTGGCCCTGCAGTGGCTGCAGTTGGTGCGTGGCACGCGTACGGTGTGCATTGGGATTCTAGTACGGGTTCAGCATCATTTCGCATCGATAACACTACGACTGTTGTTGCTTTCACTCCACTGTCTGGAACAACGACAACGCAGTTTGCAGACATAAGTATGGAGATCACAGATCTCACGCAGATTGCTGAGATTCACTACACTGGCGGATTTCCGATCGGTGATACGACAGACCAGATTGTCGTAAGTTCCCCCTGGGTGTGGGAGAACTTCTCAGCAACGGCATTCATTGATCGATCGCAGAATCGTCTTGTTGGCGTTGTGTATGATCAAACAGACGATGAATGGGCAACACTAACTGCAATTGCACAGGCAGAGTTTGCAGCCGTTTACTTTGATCAACTTGGATACCCACACTATAATGCGCGTGTGTCAAACGTTACGGATGTGGGACAAGCAGTTACACGAAGTCTTACTGCGACAAATTCACTCATAAACATTGATTATGTCGCAAACATCACACAGATTGCAAACGACGTCACAGTCGCATATACAGTGCCTGAACTACGGCTTAATCAAGTTGTGTGGTCGCCGTCATCACCTGTTGTCGTGTATGGATTTTCGACGATCACAATCCCATTTGCCGTTCCAGGGCAGCTGTTTCCACTGGAACCGATTAGTTATATTTTCACAACTGTGAACACTGCACCTGATGGTTCAGGCACAGCATTGAGCACATTTCCACTCATTGTGTCAGTGGGTGCGAGTAACTTTGCTGGAACTGTTACGATTGAGAACACGTCATCGACAGACGTGTGGCTTGTTGATTCGACAGGTGCAGCATCGTTCACGCTGTATGCGTCGTATATTGTGAGTGGGTCGTCGTCAAATCCTCCTGCGCACTATATTGACGAAAAGTCTGTGGCACGGCACAAGACGCAGTTACTCAGTGTAAGCGCGTCTCCATGGCGGCAATCGTTTGACTCGTGTCAAACGATTGCAGTTTGGCTATTGAGTGATTTAGGTGAAATTGCTCCTGTGCTGCGAAACATTGTTATTGTGGGCGATCCTCGGTTGCAGATTGGTGATCGTATTCGTCTCACTGAGCTAACGAACCTCGGTGTTGACGATAGATACCGCATAACTGGTATTTCACCGAGTGTTGATAGTAGTGGCGCATATACGCAGACACTCATTGCACGCGCTACGAGTGATGTTGCGTATTGGAATGTCAACCGCTGGAACGATGGTACTGTTTGGGGCGCGTGACGATATAGAATAGAACGAAGGAGGAATAATGAACACGGGCTATTATGCAGTCATTCCGACGAAAGATCGCCTTGATTGCCTACACAATGCTGTTAATGCGATCAAGCCAGGAGCGTTGCAGCCGTACATCATCGTAGTCGACAATGGCATTGACGCTGCAATGTGTGGCGACGAGTTCTACCTCTATGATGAACGACCACCAAACATTAGTCGTATGTGGAACATCGGTCTGAATCGCGCGGCAGAACTTGCAACGTCTGCGGGTAACGACGAGTGGTTCGTCGCAGTCATTAACGATGATGTCGTTACTCCTCGTGGTTGGTTTGAGGCTGTTGTTCGCGATATGGAACAATGCCAGACCGACGCTGGTTGCTCTGACCAGCACAACGTCGTGCGTGAGTTATACGTGAGTGCGAGTATCGCAGATTACACGCTTCAAACGCGATTGTGTGGATACGCATTTGTGTTGCGAGGAAGCACTGGCATTCGCCTCGACGAACAATTCGCGTGGTGGTACGGTGATGATGATTTGGATTGGCGTGTTCGTAGCGCCGGTGGATTGTCGATCACTGCAGGATACGCGGTACAGCACTTGCATCCTAACGCACAGACAAATGCTGATCAAGTTCTGATCGAGCAAACTGGCCGAGATCGTGCTGCATTCATTGCGAAGTGGGGACGAGCGCCGTGGTGATGATTGACATCGGCGGTGGGACGATTCCTGCCGCTGGCTGCATCAACCTTGACCCACATCACGGGCAGGGCGAGTGGCGTCGTAAGATTCAAGACGGCATTCCGATGCCTGACAACTCCGTCGTCGCGGTTCGAGCAAGTCACGTAATGGAGCACGTGCCGTCTGGCGATGAGCGCCTGTTCGTGATGAATGAGGTTTATCGCGTATTGATCTCGGGTGGGACATTCGAGATCATCGTTCCTTGTGTCGGCGCAAATGGCAAGCTTATCGAGGGGTGGTGGGCCTACGCTGATCCGACACATGTGTCGTTCTGGTACTACCCGGAGTCGTGGCTCTACTTCTGTGATGGTCCGTTCAAGCCAAATGCAGACTATGGCATGAAGATTTGGTCTGCACTTCGCGACGAAGACATGGAACTTCGTATGGGGTGGGAAGCCCGTGTTGTGCTACGAAAGCCATAAGGAGAAGAAATGAAGATTGTTGTGACAGGTGGTCGTGGGTTCATCGGAAGCTCAGTCTGTGCTTGGGGTGCGGAAGCTGGGCATCAGATGATTCCATTTGACAGCAGTGACGGATACGACGTACGTGAACCCAGTCAGCTGCCCGTTGCGGATGCAGTTATTCACCTAGCTGGAGTGCTAGGCACGTCTGAACTTTTTGACGCACCACACACGGCTGTTGATGTCAATGTTCACGGTACGCTCAATGTTCTCGAGTGGTGTAAGCTGCACGATGCACGATACGTCGGCATTACGATGCCACCAGTGTTCCCGTCGGTGTACACGGCAACGAAGATCTGCGCCGATCGACTCGCAACTGCGTGGCATCTTGCGTACAATTTGCATGTGTCACACGTGTGTGCGTTCAATGCATATGGTCCTGGACAAAAGCATGGCCCCAAGCATCCACAGAAGTTCATGCCGACGTTTGCGACGCTTGCGTGGCGTAACGAGCCACTCCCCGTATGGGGAGACGGATTGCAGACGATTGATATGGTGCATGTCGACGAACTTGGTCGCATGCTCGTTGAAGCAGTAAACTTCGGCGATGACGATGTCTTTGACGGTGGAACAGGCGTTCCAATTTCTGTGAATGACATCGCGAATTACGTGATCAAGTGCACTGGATCAACGGGCGGAATCCAGTATCTTCCAATGCGTACCGGTGAGAAGCCGACTCGTGTTGTTGCACAAGGGCGTGGATGGAGCCGACTTGGTTGGAAGCCGGCACTGAATCTTCGTCTGGTTGAAGAAACTATCGCGTCATACAAGACGTCAACGCATGAGTAAGATTGCTCTTTACTCGGCTATCTTTGGTCGCTATGATGTGCCGAAGCAAGTGCCACCTGATCTTGATTGCCGTGCGATTATGTTTGTTGACGAGAATGACAAGCAAATCGCTGAGGTGGCACGATATCATGGATGGTCTGTCGTGCAAACGACACGATTCAGTCATATGACACCAATGATGCGGCACAAATTCTGGAAATTACACCCGTGGATGGCACTACCAGACTACGACGCGTCAATCTGGGTAGATGGATCAATGACCATCATTGACGATGATTTTGTCGCTAAGTGTGTCACTGCGCTTGGCAATGATGACTGGTGCATGGTGCCGCACCCAACGCGTGATTGCATCTATGACGAAGCAGTGTTTTCAGCGTCACTAGCGTGGAAGTATGACGCAAATACTGTACTCCAACAAGCTGACTACTACCGCTCTCTTGGTCATCCTGCGCACTGGGGCTTAATCGCGACAGGTGCGAATGTTCGTCGGCACAGTGAAGCGGTGAAAACGTGGTCACGACACTGGTGGTACGAGAACATCACACGCTCGCATCAAGACCAGCTTTCTCTTCCTGTGTTGTTACGACTTGCAGGCAAAGAGTTGCGATGGAACACGAACATGCCGTGGTTTGAGTGGTGGCATCTGCATGAGCATGATGGAGACAGAGCATGATTCGACCAAACGACATCACAGTGGCGATTCCGACTATCCCACCCAGGGGAGCGCTACTCCAGAGAGCCATTTCGTCTGTGCTGTCTCAGACCCTTCCAGCGGGCGGGTTGTCGGTAGCCGTCGATAACCAACGGTCTGGGGCCGCGGGAACCCGAGCGAGAGCGTTGGCCGCGGTAACATCTCCCTGGGTGGCCTTCCTCGACGACGACGATGAGTTCAAGCCGCAGCATCTCGAGCAGCTGGTTGTTGAGGCCGAGGAGTCAGGCGCCGATTTCGTTTACTCATGGTTTGAGACTTTTCCAATAGGACGCGATCCATTCCCAGCGTGGTTCATGACAGAGCCTTGGGATCAAGCCGTTCCGCGTCATACGACGATCACAGTCATGGTGCGAACCGAGCTCGCCAAGCAGGTGAGCTTCGACCTGACCGCGTCGACGCCAGAATTCGCGAACGAGGATTGGGCGTTCATCCTCGAGTGCAACCGGCTCGGAAAGATCTCGCATCTCTGCAACGAGACGACGTGGATTTGGCATCACGACTCCAATAACACAAGCGGATTGGCGACGCGCTGGTGATCACTACGCTCAAGCTCTCGTGGAAGATGTCCGGTGGAATCACCACCGAGGATGTGAGCGTTGATGGTGACGTATTTCTTGATCGAAACGCACAGATGATCACGTTTAAGATTCGTAGTGATAATCCAAACGTGGATGTCTTTCGTCATGTGCCGATTCGAAGCCTGTGGGAATGGCAGGTGACGCACCGATGAGAGTCTACGTCTTTCCTGCCGACCTGCACGGTTGCGGGCACTATCGGATGATCTGGCCCGCGAAGGAGTTGATACGTCGAGGACACGATGTCGTGCTACAACTGCCCAACGAAGGACGAGACATTCAGGCGGTTGTCGAGGATGATGTCGTCAGAGACGTCATGATTCCGAATGACGCTGACGTTCTAGTATTTCAGCGAGTCACGCATCGGTTTCTTGCGCAGGCAGCTCGTATCATCAGGAACAAAGGTGTCGCAGTCGTCATTGACATGGATGATGATCTATCGCGACTTGATCCGACGAATCCTGCGTTCGCAGTCATGCATCCTAAAAACGAGATGCGTGCGCACGGTGAACACACGTGGCGTCATGCGCAGCTTGCGTGTGACAGCGCGTCGCACGTTACGACCTCGACAGTTCTTCTGCAGCGACGTTACGCACGGCACGGTCGTGGATCCGTCGTACACAATGCTATTCACGACGCGATGTTCGATACGCCACACGTGGACAGTGATACGTTTGGATACCCTGGCGCAGTCGGCACGCATTACAATGACGTCATGGAACTTGGCTTCTCAGTTGCGCAGCTTATGCGTGAAGGTCATCAGTTCGTTACGATTGGCGAAAGTCTTGACCTTGCGCATCGACTGCAGCTCCCACGACCCGCGGACGTTGAACTCGGACCCGTTACGCTGAAGGATTGGCCAACGTCACTCACGCGGCTTGGTGTCGGGCTTGCGCCTCTCGCAGACACGCAGTTCAATCATGCGAAATCATGGCTTAAGCCATTGGAGTTAGCCGCAGTTGGCGTTCCTTGCGTGATGTCACCTCGTACTGAGTATCGACGAATTCACGATGCAGGCATCGGATTACTCGCAAGGAACCCACGCGAGTTTCATCGAAAAACGCAACGACTGCTGACAATTCCAAATCTGCGACGTGAGCTGAGTGAACAAGGACGTGAAGTAGCGCGTCGATTCACTATCTCAAAGACAGCGGATATTTGGTGGAGAGCTTGGACGGACGCCTACTACTACGAGCAGAACCAGTCGACGCGGGCTGTAGATCGCTGACTGCGAGACTTTAGCGTCCGATTCGATACCAACTACAGTCAGACATAGTAAGAGCCACCAGGGTGGGCTGGTGGCTCTTCACTATACGCGCCAGGAAATACCGCAGCCTAAGCACAGTTCAATCGTTGTGTGTTTCAATACGGCTGTGCCGCCGCAGCCTGGACAGTGCACGCGTGTTCTTGCTGCGTTGATGCTGCGACGTTGGTTTCCCGTAAGACCGCCCCAAACATCGTCCCATAGTCCAGATGGATCGTTTTCGAGACCATACTGTCTACAGAGTCGCAGAACCACGCAACTTTCACATAATGCGTTTTGCTGTGGATTTGGGTGATTCAGACCAGTAGCTTCCATATCCACGTTGGCATTGGGTTTTCCGCAAGCGCCACGGCGACGAATCTCTGGCAGTGAATCTGCGTCATCCATTATGGACGCTATCTCAGTTACCCAGGGGACGATTCGACGACTCATTTATCCCACTCTGGCCGAGATCTGCACGTGAACCGGCCTTATCACCGGCGCCATAGCCCATTGATGATGAACGACGTGGACGAGATGACTTGATGCTGAAGTTGTTTTCCGCGTGTTGCTTCACGGCCTCAGCACGATCGATGAACGCAAGTGCCGTACCGGCGACATTCATCGTTTCTGCGACAGCTGTCTTCGTCAGCGCATCGAGACGAAGAGTTACTCGATCGCTGAATCCGCGGAAGAACGTGCGACGAACGACATACTTCTCCATCGCAGTGTAGTACTTAGTGCGTGTGCGAAATTCTGACGAACGCGCCCATGTGTTGAACTCACTCATCGCTTGCGCCACGATGAGACGCGTGGTCATGTCGATGCGATCGATGTCGTCCCCCTGGGCAATCACGAGGAACCTGCATGTCCTACCGTCGACCGCTGCTCCGATGCCGCCTAGACCTTCGACAATGTGAGATGCCATGAATGCGACGAAACGAGCGTAGATCTTGGGAATTCCATCGATGATGACATACCGACTGACGACGCCAACGTTTGGTGCGATCGTGCTGAGCTCAGTGATGTCAATTCGCCACTTGGCAGCCAGCATGAGTGCATGATCGCGATACGTCTCAGCTGCCTCCTTTGGAATTTTTGGATCATCTGCGACGGCGAGCAGCTTACGGATCTTGTCCGCATATTCAAGCATACCGTGTTCTCCATTCGTTTGTCAGCTGATCGTCTTAGTCAGATACTATCGTGAAAACGTGCTAGTGTCTACAGATCCTTACGTGTAATCACGAGGATGGCGACGATAAGCGGGAGTGACACGAGCATCGTCACCATAGAGAAGAACAACATATCGTCGATAGCGCGATCGATGTCACCGTCATAGAGAAGTGTGAGCATGACGACGCCAACCAGGCCAAGAATCGCACCGCACGTCAGTCCCTTAAACATGATGCTCCTTCTACTTGATTTGTACCATTTGTCAGGCCGCTGTAGTCATCCCCAGGCAACTTTCGCGGCTAGTCCGATAGTTCGATATAGGGCCGTAGAGATCAACAACTGCGGCGACCGTCCGAAGACGGCCGCCGCAGTCGGATGATCAGACTCGCGTGATCCTGTAAACGTCGGACTCGGTCTCGGAAACCCGCCGGCCGATGATCTCACCGTCGGGACGCTCAACCAACACCTCGAAGCTGATGAACGTCGGTCGCTTCGCGAGCCGTGTGTTCGTCTCCGCCCAGTCGGCGACAGTCGGCAACTTGTACTGCTGGATAGGACGGGCAGGACGGGTGGAACGGGCGGGACGTTCGACGACTGGAACTTCACCGTCGAACTCAACGATCGGTGTGGTTGATGCGACGGCGTCCTTCGTAGCGTTCGCTATTGCATCAACAGTGTTGGCAACCGCGGTCTCCACCGGATAGTGCGTGCGGATGGTGGTCTCGACTCCATTTTCCCGAGCGAGCCAGCGCCACACTCGTCCACGCTGAATGACGATGATCGGCGCAGTCTTCTTGTAGATCATCGTCGCGATCGCGGCCTGGATCTGTCGCTCTTCGAAGCCCAAGTCCTGCGCCATCCTGTGCAGGTAGACCGCACGATCCGATCGCGTTTCGAGATACTCACGAACCTTCGTGCTGACTCCGTGCGTGTAGCCCATCGATTTCTCCTTCATTAATGCCGACGACGCTTTGCGATTTGAATGATGATATAGAGAACTGCGAGCTGGATGAGTAGGCAGCCTAGGCTCCACAAAAACTCAGAGCCAGACTGGTTCCCCACGTCAAGTGTAAGCATGCTACTTAGCGTATCGGGAGAGCACCACTCCTGCCGTCTTTGCGATGGCTTTCTGCGTCTGACCTTCGATTGCCGCGAGAAAACGTGACTGTGGGCTGCCGCCAGTGCGATCGTGATCGTAGTACGTAGAGACGGCCTGTACGAGTCCCCAACCGTTGTGCGAGTACGCTGCGCCGATTCGATCATCAGTGCGCCACATCTCAATGATGCGCTGCGCAACGTCGTCACGCTTCTTCGCGTAGTTGGGCAGCACGTACTTCGTGAGAATCTCAGTCGCGCTTGCTGTGCTGAGCGTGATTGATGCGAGGCGCTGTGCAGTGTCGGCATAGACGATCGCGTACTTCTTCACGTTCGCAATCGTTGCCTCGGCCTCGGCCAGACGATCATGCACGCTCTTTGTGTGGCGAATCGACCAGCGAAGTGTTGCGTCGCTCCCGAACGATGGCATCGTGAGCTGATTCATGCAACGGTAGCGAAGAGGCATCACGCAAACCTCGATACCGCGTGTCCGATCGTGGCTCGTACGCAGGACAGCGAAAAGATCGTGTGGGTCCTGTCCGTCGAAGACGTCGAGCTTGGTGCCTTCCAGCTTCACGACAACAAAACCTTGTCGCGCGCCGTTAAGAGCACCAGCCGCAACGAAACGAGCGTTGATCGTCTCCATGAAACGGAATGCGTCGGAGTACTGCACAGGTGTGTACTCATCCGACACGACGCCCAGGGGAGCGCCGGTGTCGTCACGCGTGATCACGAACCGGCCGTCGTAGGTGAGCAGCTCTTCACCACGGCGGAACATCACTGGCTGAGGCGAGACGGTGAAGTCCAGACCTGCTGCGTGAATTGCCTCGTCAAGAGTGAGAGAGTCGCTGGACAGCTTGCCCAGCTTCATCCACGGAACGTCGTCCGTGGAAAACATCTTGGTGCCGGATGCCGGCGCCTCGTGCGCGACGGTCACGTCATCTCCGATCTTCGTTCGTTCGTTCGTTTGGTGTTAGGACTATCCTATCAGGATGACGTGGCTTTGTAAATTACGACCCGATGGCGAGAATTTCGCGCTTCTCAAGGATCGCTTCGCAGCGCTTGCAAAATGTGAACAACGGATCGGTGTTGCCTAGTTCGATCGCTTCCTCATCGGTTAGTAGCTTGACAAGTCGCACGGACATCGACCACATCGGCTTGCAGTCCCAGTGAAGACGAGGACGAATCTCACGTGTATTTGTGTTCATCTCTAGGAACGAGTCGGTTGCGACAGTGTGAATCTTTCGCGCATTCACACTGGTGGAGACGCCAAACCTCCTGGGCCAGGTGGACTTAAGTTTGAGCCAGAGTGGGCGCTGCGACGTAGGGTCGATGTCCGGGCTGGAATCGAATGGGTTATCCTGAACGATGTCTACAGGTGGGACTGCGAGGGTTGTTTGGTTGTCGTAGCGTCCATCGACCATCATCGAGTTCAACACGGCACGAACCATAGGAACCGTCAATGCTGCGCCACGCACAAGTCGCGTCTTATATGTGTGAAGAAGTTCGAAGTCACCTTCGTATTGTGCGAGATATTCTAGCACGATTGGCACAAAGTGCGTAACGTTGGTGTGGACGTCGTTATCCGTGAACTTTCGCGTCATCTTCGTTTCCTGTTCGTTTGTCGTTTGACTAAGAAAGATCTTGAAGCGTAGACAACACCTTCGCTGTTTCGAGACGTGCTCTTAGTCGGATTCGAACCGACACTTGTCAGGACCTAAACCTGATGCCTCTGCCATTGGGCTATAAGAGCGGGGATGCACGGTCACACGTTGATCAGACGTATCTATGCGCGCACAACTACCGTGCATCGTGCCCGGAACGGGATTCGAACCCGTATCTCACGACTTTTAAGGTCGTAGCCTCTGCCATTGGGCTACCCGGGCCTTTTGCTACACAGCTTATCAAAGCTGCGCAAAATCCTTCGAGTCCATCAGGATAAGAGATGCTCGAAGGTCGATCCAGACGTCATTGCCTGTACCTGGCTTCTCGATCCTACGCACGATCCCTTTCCAGACGTTGCGTCTCCTCCAGAACATCTCTCCTCCTTACGGTAGTACGATGTGCGCGGGGTACCCTCCCGCTCCCGGTTGAACCCCTCTGCCTGCCTACGCAAACACCGGCCCACCATACCTAGGTCCTAGCGCTTGCGGGGGTTCTGGCTGCCGGGCATCTTGAATCCCAGCGGCAGAGATGCTGTGGCAGGACTGATGCGACCATTGTTAGTGAACCATGCCTGACGCGTTGCCAGACGCGACAGCATCCGTCGAATGGCCTTGCTCGGTGTGACGAAGTCGCGTGAAGTCGATCTGGTCGAGCTGAACATCGTTCCTCCTTTTAGTCGGTCACGTAGTCGTCGTGCGGCACATCACTGTTCCTTTTGTACGAAGCGTGTCGCGCGAACGCTTGATGCCGTCTTGATGAATGTTACACTCAACAAAGTTGCCTTCACGTGTGGTAACCCACAACTCAACAACGGTGCCGGGTGGAACATCCATGATCTTTTGCCATGGAGAGCTATTGGCGCTCGTAAGAGTTTTTCCGCCACTCACAAAATATGTGATGTGGACGAGCTCTTTGTGCGTCAACGGAAGCCATGTGGCGCTCAGCATCACTTCACTGTCGCGCGACACATCAAATCCGTTGATACGAGGCTTTGCGAAGACAACGACAACACCTGCCGTAAGAACGAGAAGCAGCGCGTAAAACGATGTCTTGATCTTAACCATTGTCGATAACTTTCGTCTGGTGATTTGGTCTGTGATAGTCGGGACATTTCGCCGCGTGTGTGATGACGAAAGCTTCACCGACTCGCTTGGCTGCCTCCTTACAGTAAATGCATCGTTGAGTAGGAGACCTAGTCGGCGCGAGTCGTGTCATCTCCGGTTGTGACTGTCTGGGTTGTGTCATCCGTGGCATCTCCGAAGAAGGAAAGCGCAGCAACAGAATGCTCGTCGAACTGGTAACGCGGTTCGTCACTCGCAATGGTGTAGCGTTGCGCGGCGGCGTGAAATGCCTCAGCGATCTGCTCCGCAGTGATGCGCTCGCCGTACAGTCGAGCATGTTTCGCGACGTCACGCCACTCACCCTCGATGGTAAGAAGCGCGGTTCTCGTCGTGCCATCTCGCGCTGCGTCAGCTTGACCCATTGCGTATGCACGCTCGATGGCCTGATCAGCCAATCGACGAACATCAGCGGTGAAATCGTTCGGAACATTGCACGCGTCGATGTGGCCGTCGAGACGATGAAGCTGAACACGAACTTCGCGTCCAACGCTCTCGATGATCTCTTCCACACTCATGTGCACTCCTTTGTTCGTTGTGATCATTATACCAAGCTTGTACGTCATTGTCAGGTGCTAGCGACCGAAGTCGCTAGCACCCAAGAACTACAAAAACCGCTTACGACAGGTGGGTCCCATCGAAAACTCGATGGACGTCGGATGTGAAAGAGGTGCGTCGCAGACAGCGCAACGACGGTGACGCTTCGCATATGCAACAGCTGATGCGCGAGGATCGAGCGCAATCGCACGAGCTGCAGCTATCTGCAGTTCGGCGCAGAGATAATCACGTCGCCAATCGCCGGGAGAACCCAGGAGGCGGTTCATGAATCTCCGCCCATTCTTGCGCTCGACGAGCTCGAAGAAGTCCCAAACGTCGGGGTCGTTTTTGCGAGGAAGCGCATATCGCGACACGGGCAGCTGCCCAAGCGTGGCGTTCAGTTCGTCGGTTTTCTTCGAGTTGATGGGTCGGCACCTCAGCAACGTGTCGATATAGTAGCTAGCGTCGCGGCGAGACATTTGGATGATGATCGGTTTGTCGGTTTCTGCGGCGCGCTCGATCATCTCTGAGAGAGTCGTGAGAGTGTGTCGCATAGTGTCAGTGAGCGTAGCGGTGTCACGCTTGGCAAAAAGATCGTCAATGAACACGACCTGCTTGTCCGTGGCCGGGTAACCGTACTCATCAATAATCCTAAGTGACATTTCGCGCTTCCTTCGTTTGTCGTTGTCATCGTGCTTCGTTATCGTCTGTAGCTATCGTACCAAGAAATGTGTAGTTCGGCAACAATTGATCACTCATCCTCTGAGGAGATCAAACTCCGCCGTTGTCGAACTATTCGGACGATTAGAATGTTGCCCCCGGGTGAGCTCAGAGCTATGATTGACACCGCAAAGGCCGGCCCGAAGGCCGGCCATTGCGTGGTATCAGCTTGCGACGCGAAGTTCGACGGCCTTGAGACCGGCGAGCGCCTGCTTCTTCGCCTTCGCAGTGATGATCTGCTCGTCGATGAACTTGAGCAGGTCGGCCTTCCATGCGTCGTGCTGCGCGACGGTCTGGTCGACGAGTGCCTGTGCGCCAGTAAGCGCGTCGTGCAGATCTGACTTTGCTTGTGCGAGAGCAGCGCGAGCCTCATCCCGCTGCGCCTTCAACTCGTTCGTGAAGCCCTCGTCAAACGACGCGAGTGTTTGCGGCTTGACCTTCTTGCCGCTTTTCTTGCCGCAGCAGGGCTGCTTGCCCGTGGTGTTGACGTTGGTCAGGAAGCCAAGAATCTTGGCGAACTGCTCGGGAGTGACCTTGCGGGTGGGCTGCTCTGCCCGCCAGACGACGGAACTGGCGAGACCGGTGTGGTCCTCGACGTCGGCGCGGGAGAGTCCGAGCGCCTCACGGAAGGCACGGAGCTCGAGAGCGGTGGTGACCTGATCGTTCTCGTTCATTGTCTTCTCCTCATTGATTTCGATCGACTGTGTTTCTGGGAAGCACTCCCTGCAACCGGTCCAGTTGCATCCACCGTGCGGAGCGAGATCAGTCATCTTAATCATCCTTCTCTTCATTTCGTTCTTCGTTGTTTCAACTTCTACGACTATCGTATCAGGATCGAGAGAAGAATGCAACCATCTACGAAGAGATTTCTTTGATGATGGGTGTAGCGTGCTCCCAGGCGTCATTGATGAAGACAGCACGCCATGGACCTGTGATCACTGACGAACTAAGTTCTAGTGCGTGGTCATACGCATGATCAAGAGCGTCGTCTTCGGTGTCAGCGTTGACGATAGTGGTCATACTGATCACTGTCGTCAATTCGATTTCGTATTTCACTTGGCCGTGCGCCTCTTCTTCATGTCTTCGACGGTGCGCTGGAAGGTGATCGCGAAGCGCCCGATGCTCAGGTGGATGTGGTAGACGGTGGCGTTGACGCTGAGGTAGAACCAGCCCTTCGGGCTCTCGATCTTGATGCTACGGTTGAACATTGATCTCTTCTTTCTCTTCACTCGTTCGTTGTTTCAACTTCTACGATAATCATATCAGGTGGGTGAGAGAAGTGCAGTGCCAATCTTATGCTGATTGGTCACCGGCGGCGCCGATCTCTCGGCACCACCTGAAACCCGTCAGATTTGCTTATTGATTGCGTCGATGATCGCCTGTTGAAGGCTGTTGATCTCGTCGAGAGTAAGCGTCCACTGCGATGACTGATGCGCATTCCAATGGATGTTCACGTTGAACATGCCTTGCTCCATCTTTGACGACTCGACGGTGAACGTGGGAATCGGTCGCACGTAAGGCTCGAGGTTCATTTTCGTTCCTTCGTTTGTTGTTTTGTTCTACGACTATCGTATCAGGATCGAGCGCGTGAAGCAATAAGTTTGACTGCATCTCACAAGATTTTTTACATCACTTCGCCCAGGAGCTGATCCTGGGCGAAAGCAGTGAAGAGGAAGAGACGTTAGCTTTTCTTCTTTCGCTAGAAGACTACGTCTTGGGCGTCACCTGGGTACGAACCCACATCCCGATGATCGCTGCAGCGAGGGTCATGAACACCGCCTGCCGATCAGCAGAGATGTTCAGACCGAATGCGAGTGCGAGTGCCATGATTGCCTTCAGTGCCGACATGAGTGCGGGCACGACGCCACTCTGTACGAGTGTGGCGGTGATGACACCCATGACCGCGACGGTTGTTGCGTTGACGATGCCCTGTTGCTCGACAGTGAAGTCAGCGACAAACGCGCCGATCAACATCACGATTGCACTGGTGAGTTGAAGCCAGAGAACTGGCTCACGTCCGAAAATCTTCATCGCACGTCTCCGTTACGATCGACGTACACACGATATGGATCATTTGTCACTCTTGTGCGTGTGGCGTTCACACGCACCGCAAGTCCATCGATCGCCACCTGTTGCCGCTTCATGGTGTACGTAAGACTCGCAAGATTGGTGTGTTGACGCGTCGGTGGCTGATGACGAATCCAGTACTCATAGACACTTCTGAGAAGATGCATCACGTGTCAGACTCCACAGATGGTGAAGGTGCGTGATTGGTCTCCGGACGTAGAATGCTAGACGTCTGGATGATGCGCAACGTCTGCTCCGTAGCTCGCGCCACAGTGAGAAGTTGATCTACTTGGTCCGTCAACTTCATTGCAAGATCACGCCATTTGTTACGATCATCAATGACATCGTCAAGAACGCTACGTGGCGTCAGCTTACCGACGAGAATCAAGATGATACAGAACGTCAACAGACCACCCACGCCCCAGTCACGCACTACAAGCGCTGTGATATCGGGCATAGATCTACAGTACAACACGTATGGCGCGAATCCCAACGGGGATTCGCGCCAACGTGCTACGATGATCAGACCTCAGGAACCGACGGTGCATCGACAGCCGCCGGCTGCTCAGTCGCGTTCTCGTCAATGACCGGAGCAGGCCTGGCCGGCACCTCGTACTCGATCGGCGCCCAGCGAGCACGCGCACCAGACGAGGCTCGCTTGATGTTGCCGTCGCGGTTCAGACGGTAGAGGCACAGGTACACCTGCGGTGGCTCCATGCCCAGCTCGGCAGCGAGCTCGTTGCGGCTGACACCGTACTTGAACTCGCCATTGACGAGCGCCGTCAGCGTCTCGAGAACGACAAGGTCTCGCTCGATAGTCGCACTCGGCCGCGTCCGTCCCGCGGAGTCCTTGACCTTGGTCTTGCTGTCCTCGGTGGCAGCCGCGTCGTCCGCGCCATCCACACTGTCCGCAGAAACATCGGTGTTCGAAGCGTCGGTGTCCGTGACCTCGACAGCCTCAGGCGTCTCGAGAGCCACAGTTTCCTCGTTACTCATGTCACTCCATTCAGGTCGACTGCATCTTCGTAGTTCGTGCGTCAGGACTACTGTACCAGGTTTCGATAGGCGTGTGTGACATCAATGTCCCATTCGCGATCACCGATCAAGGTACCGACGTGTTTGCCCGGTGTTCCATCAAGTGCTTCTCTAATCCATGAGCCGATCCATCTACCGCAATCAACGGTGATGCCCTTACCCCACGTTGCCGCCATAGAGGGAACATGTCGTAGTGGTCTGATCACCCAATCATCTGGAAATCCAACGATTCGCGCTGCTTCTCGATACGTAATAAGTCGATCTTCTGTTGGATGCAGCACAGTGCATAAAGCGCCACCAGTGATCACTCTAGCGTATGCGTCACCGTTCCACTTGACAGGGATTGTGTAACCCATGTGAAAGTCGTTAGCGACGATTTTTCGTTCCGTAGCCGCCCAGGAGGTTGGGAGTCGACCGTATGCCTCATAGTGTCGTCGTGCAACGGCGCTGATCGACTCACTTGGCAACCATCGTACACCACGCAATAGATCCATGATGCGCGATTCGAGCGGTGTCCCCTGGGTGATATGTCCGTCGAGGACGTTTGTTTCCGCTCGACGTGAAGCACTCCACCAAGAAGCAGGTGAGCGATATGGCTGCCGAAGCCACGTTAATGGAAGATTGGTGAGATCACCAATGACATCATTAAGCGTCGGCGTCTGGCGGATCGCAGGAATCTCAATTCCAAACGGGATGCGTGATACGAGCCAGAAATACCGACGGCGCATGGCAGCTCCACCTACTGATAGTGCGTTGTGCCGCACATGATAGAGACTCCATTTGTCGTCCGTAAGGTCCTCCAGGTAGCTTCTGAGCATGGCCATAAGCTGTCTACCGTCGACACTCGTACGAGCTAATTGGACAGACTCGAAGACCGCAATGACTGGTTGGACCTTGGCGACGTATCGTACGAAGTTGAACATACACTCGTTGACTGGTGAATCAGCGCCACGAAACGATTTCACTGACATCACAGAGAAACCTGAGCATGGTGGGTTGCCGAATACGACATCGGCCGAGACACGCGACCAGTCTTTTGGTTCGCATGCCTCGGCCGACCAATTCTTGCCAAGCAAGTGTCGATTTGCTTCGCAATTGGCAACACCAAATCCTCCCGGCAATTCACGCTTGCCGACAAGACTAAAGCCCGCCTGTACCATTCCTAGCGTAAATCCACCTGCAAAGCCAAGAACATCGACAGCTTGATATGTCACTAATTGATCCTACTAGGACGCCAGATCCGGCATCTTACAGCCTTCACGGGTGCCGTTGCAGATCAATTCAGGCGCGCGAAACGCGGTAGCTTTGGGACTGATATCAGTATGGCACGTCGGGCATCTCCGTGGTTCCTCCGCCTCGACGTGACCCATGTAGCCGTCGTCCTGACGCCTGTGGTTCGTGTGATTTTTCGCTACGAATGTCCTACAGATCGTCTCAGCCAGGGTGTTTGGTGATGCGAGTGGAAGCGCGACCAGATAGAGGTTGATGATGAAGTGCACGACATCCGCAAGCTCGCCGATGAACGCCTCGTGGTTGAAGAAGTTCGCATCGGCCCACGACTTCCATGAGGTCTCATTGAGGACCTCGACCAGCTCTACCTGGGCTGCGAGCACCATTGTACGAGCATAGTCAACACGTTCTTCTGTCGACATGTTGTGGAAATCATGGCCAAGTCGTCGTTGAAAATTTCGCTGGATGGAGATGATGTTGGCGAGATCTGAATGTTGAGGCATCAACCCACCGCTGGAGTAGTAAGTGCGGTACGAACATCGGCATACCAGTTGGAAAGCATGGTCAACGTTTCCGGTGGAATGATGTCCGACAAATCATAGAGTGTGTTGACGAGAGTGCGATGCGCAAGCAGCACACGTTGATTTTCTGGATTGAAGTGCTTAAGACCGAGATGCGTGAAGTCGATGCGCCGTAGATGATCACAGAGTGTTGTGGTAGATCGATACATCAAGAGCTCTTTCTCGAGCTCATTAAGATGCTGGTAGAACGCGCGGTCGTCATATTGTCCGCGATCCTGCTTGACATAGGGCGCACCGTATCCGACGCTCCAGCCCAGGAAGTCCATCACTTTACGCGCAACATAGCTTGCCCAGATGTCATCCGCGCGTCCAACGTGTGGCCAGACGCAAAGAAGAGGCGCAAGCTCAGCACGATAAGTAGTGGCTTGCGAGTCGATTGGGCACCAATCTGTGCGCGCAGGAACGTGAACTTCATTGCCACGTGGATTCACAACGATGTTGTTGTGAATCCGGTCAAGAGCGTCGATGTCTGGGTGTCCGAACCATAGCGATTGGAACACGCCAAGTCTTGATTTTTCGATAGATGTCATCGGAACTTCGTATTGCAGCTCATTGTGGCATACGCGTGGAAGACCGCGATGCACAACTGTTGATCCATACGTCATCTGACACATGTTGATGAACGCGTCACCGCCCATGTGACATACCGTCAATTCGGTTGGATCATCGTTTCCAAGAAGTACTTCGACGCGTGAGAAGTAATCGAGAGGATCAACAGGCTCATTATCGTCATCGATCGTAGTCACGAACTTGGAGTCGTACCGCATTGCTTCAAGAACAGCGATGTTTCGCCGCTGAATTGACCGCCAACCGATGTCACTAGAAATCAGCCAATGCGTCTGCTTTTCTGGTGATAGATACACGGTAGGAACACCGAAATCACCCTGGATTTCGGAGAGAAGGGCGATGATTTTGCTGTGTGGAGACGTTTTATCTCCAGCAACGATGATCACGTCGCGCTCGTCGAGACTCTGCGCCCACTTCATAAGTGTCGTAGGCACGTTGATCGTGGTCGTGACAATAGCAAAACGTGTCTTAGGCACCGTAAATTCGCTCCTCGATCATCGAAAGGAATTTGTGCTCTGTCATCGCATTATCGAAGTGCTCACGTTGTAGTCGAACAATCGTCTTCCATAGGTCTCGATTGTTGTTCACGGCATCGATGTGCGAAGCAAGTTGCGCTGGCGTTTTCACGCGAAGCATGTGCTGAAGCGTTGGGTCAGCATTGCGGAGAATATGATTCTGCTTGTCGTACTCGGGATGGAAGAAGCAGACCGTTCCCGCAGCGAATGCTTCCCAGGGCTTCGTAGTTGCCCAGGGGGAACAGGACGATGGCGTCGTGAAGGTCGCACGAACGCTATGGAGACGCGGGAAATACTGATCCCACGGCGCTGGACTGATGCTGCGTCCAAGTCGCGTAAGCGAGGAATCGGACCACTTTCCATGCACCCAATTGGGATTCTGTGGCGCGATCCACTCTTCGAATGCAGTGACACGCTGCATTTTCGCGTTGCCAGTCTTTCCCGACTCGTTGATGAAGAGACCAAATCGATCGCGATTTTCCCAGGTGTCGTTGAACGACACGAGATCACCGAATGGCGTTCCGGGGAAAAGACCGTTGATTTCGAGTCCTGAGTAGACGCTTCGCACTGTACTACGCCAGACACCTGGCTCCTCATTCGTCGCATAGAGACCGAAATCGGTATCCATCGGCTGCCGAGTATCACTGTAACGCTCGTGCTTGATGTTCGTGACGTAGTCGTACTGTGCGAGAACTGAGTGACGTAGCGGCCACTTCAGGTCTCGCATCTTCGGCCAATTGCGTGGATCCGCGTTGAGATAGATCTCTTCACGACGAATCGGATCACTTTCACGCCATGCATTGATGCCGGAAAGAGCGAAAGCGACGTAATACGCGCACCAATCGTGTGGCTTCGTCAACACGTCACGCGCGCCAATCTTTGGGATCGGCATGTTTGTCGTGCCGTGTTGCCCCAGCCACCAAACGTGCGCGTCACAGTTGACAAACGTTTCCTCGGTAAGTCCAGCGAAGAATGCGTGAAGCCGACGCTGTTCGTACACAGAAAGGTTAGCGTGGTTCATTCCACTAGTGTTGATCCATGCTCGGAGATATGGTTGCCACTCGATCCACGGATTGATGACGTTCGCCGGCATGCCGACGTCACTCGGTCGCTCACCACTATTACGACCGAGAAGAATAAACGTGTCGTCGGGATGACGGCGCGCCAAGGTATTCACGATGGCTGCGCACTCAACGTCACCGCCAAGAGTGCCGCACTTCGCAAGAGACAGCGGCATCGATCGACCGATCTTACCGTAACCAATGATCATCGCATTCCTTTGTTTGATGCTTGCGACGACTCTACCAAGCGTATCTGGCGTAACGAAAGCAATGATTGGTGTATGGTGGAACGAATAGGTGCCCGCCCCCGGATGGAACGGGCACCAGAATCGTATCAGATCGGAAGACCCGGAGGCGTCGGAACGCCAGCACCCGTGGAAACGTTCGGCTGCGGAATTGACGGCTGCGGAATTGACGGAACCATCGGCGTAGTAGGTGTTGCAGGAGAGGTAGAGCCCGGCGTCGGCACGCTCGGTACACCTGGACCGTTGGTTGTAGTAACTGCCAACGGTACGCCGACGCCACCGGTCAGAGAGGTCGACAGCTGCTTGATCTCGTTGCGATCAGAACCCTGGAACTGCCTGATGCCGATCGTCGCATGCACTGGCCGTTCCACGAGACCAGCTGCGATCTGCTCGAGAGATGGGTTATTCTGTTCGAACCACGTGCTGTTCAGACCGAACGCGTCCATCGCACGAAAGAACATCGCAAGAGCGAATGCATTGTCCGCAGTCAGCGTGATGTTGTGGAAGATGGTCTTCTTGTCAGATGGACCGCCTACGACGCGAAGCTGCATCTTGATCATCGGAGAACCACTCGACGCGCGGGTGGCCTCCGCCTTGTTGACAACGAGATCGTATTCGCCCTCGGGAACAGGTTTCGTTGCGTCGTCCGCGGTCTGGCGAAGTGATGCCCAGTCGATGCTCGTCACGAAGTGACCTCCTTGAGACTTGCCTGAATTGTGCGCGAACCGAAGATAGTATCCATCATAGTAGACACACTGGGATCGTTGACGACATCACCGAGCACGCCTTGAACACGTTCACCCGCCTCAAACAGGTTATGTGGCGTCACCAGCATACGACGCACCTTGACGGTCGGTTGTCCGTCAGTGTCTACCTCTTGGTCGACGTAGAGATACCCGCAGATGTCAACCCAGTAGGGCAACGCACGCTTGATCTGGCCTTGCATGCTAGGGCGCCACTTACCTTCATCCATTGTCGTCTCAGCGATAAAGATGACGCAGCGAACTGACGTGCTTGGTAGCAACACCAAGTCACGAAAGTCGCGGATGAGTGAGTCCATGAGGGTCAAAAGTTGACCCCAGTGCTGGATCTTCATCGCATCAGTGCCAACAAGATTCTGCTTGCAGCGTCGCTGTGCTTCTGTGATGCTGTCGAATACGATGGACACGAAGTCGTGCGGTGCCTGCGTGAGCCATCCATATGTCTGAATCAGTGTGTTCCACTTACGAACAGTGACAATACAGACATCCCATGTTCCGTCGTATCGCGGAGGCGGTCCTTGCATGGGATCCCAATGCTGCTTTCGTAGTTGAGCTCCCTTAAAGCCGATCGATCGGATGAACCGCCAACCACCCTCAGCATCGATGACGAGAATAGGTAGTGGAGCGGTCGACGTAAGAGTCGACTTACCTGCTTTGGATGCGGCATGGATCAGTAGTGAGATGGTGTCGTCTGGCGTGAACCTATTGTGGAGATCAGCCAGCGTAACTGGTGAAGTAACGTCAGTCATTCATTTCCTCGTGTCGATCGTCACGATAGTAAGCGTAGACGTCGTGCTGCACGTAGTACTGCTCCAGCATAGCCTCCACACGTGAATGATCGTCGAACATCGGACAGACTGGGAAGAAGCCGCATTTCCACGCGCAATCCTGTGTTGGATTGTGATGAAGCACGTTCTTAAATTCGACACCATTGTCGAGCTCGGCTTCGATTTCGAGAATCTGCGTGATCAGTAGTCGAAGACGCTGCTGGTAGGACGCAATAGTGTGCTTGTTGTGCCGTACCTCGACACGGTCATAGAACGGAGGCGTTGCGCGGTTGGTGCGAAGTGTCTTCCTGAGCATGTTATAAAGAGCACCGGCACATCGTTCACCATCGGGAAGTGCAAGCGTTTCGATGACGAGATAGTGCAGCATTTGCGGATCCATGTGCAGTACGGCACGTGGACTTGTCATGTTGGCGACTGTTTTGTGATCCATGAAGAGAATAACGCCGTCTGACCTGCGCCTGAGCCGAGCGTCGAGCTTTCCGATGAGCTTTACAGGAACATCGGACTCAACGTCGAACTCTATCTCGCGGTAACACTCAGAGCCCAACACCTCAAGCTCTTCATCAATGCCGGTATCGCGCAGCCACTCAACGTACCCCTCAAGCATAATGCGCTCGAGATCAGATTCCTTGACGAACGCAGTGCGAAGCTGCGCTAGCTGCGGGTCGCTTTCATCATAGTGCCGTGTAACACGTTCCCAGTCACTGACGATGATCTGTTCGATTGTCTCTCGGGGATCGACTGCAGTGATGTGTTTCGGTACGTAGTACCATCGCAGTGCCCGGTGAATTCGGTCTCCGATAGCCAGTGGACCGAGAGGTGATTGCTGCCGAAGCCTAAGCTTGCGGTAGTAAGTGAGCCACCACTTACGTGGACACGACGTGAACGTTTGCAGTTCAGAGTTTGAGATGAGTCGATGGCCCAGGGTGGGGTCAGGACCAACGGTGTAGCGTTCGATGTCGTGCTCTGAGACCTCATCTGCACGCTTGCGAAGGCTGGACCAGTCGATACCAACGGCAGCTCGCGAAAGTGACCTCGGGGGGAGTGTAGACGCCGTAGGCGTACGCACTGGTACCGATGGTCGAGGAGTCGACGCGCGAGTACGAGGTGTAGTGCCAGTAGACGGAACGGGCATGTTGTCGAGTGCCGCGGTGATACGACGACGCTCATCGTCGGTTGGAGGTACTCCCTTATTGTGTTCGATGGCCCACATGCGACCAGGTGTGATTCCACTAATCTCAGCGAGCTTGGTACGAGACACAAGATTTGTACGACGAGTGACGACCTCGTCGCCAAAGCTCACGACTTCACCGTGCCTAGATTGAAGCGAAGAATGTCCGACTCCTCTCGAAGTAGGTCGCTCGTGTCGAGACCATTGGCCTCGTACACGATGCGGTCGCGTGTGATCTCGTCGAGTCTCAGCAGTTTTTCGTTGATCAGTTCGACCTGCTTGACCTCAACCGTATCGCGTGTGATCACGTCGATGATGGTGATACTCTCGTGACCCTCAGAGCCGATCCGGTGTACGCGGTCCTCAGCCTGCTTGTTGTCGATCATCGAGTCGGAGCGCTGGATGAAGACAATAGTGTCGGCTGCGGTCATCGTCAGGCCGGTGCCGCCTGCCTTCATCGTCATCAGCAGGATCTTCGTGCGACCGCACTGAAAGTCCTCGAGGCTGCGTTCACGGTCCCACGTCGACATCCCACCGACAATCAGAGAAAATGGAACTTTCTTCTTCGTCAGTCGCGCTTCGAGTAGAGCGATGAGTTTGCGGTGTTCGGCGGTGATGACAACTGATGAGTCACCCAGTTCGTCGAGAATGACCTCAACCTCATCCAACTTGGGCGACGGCTCGCAAAGGTCGACATGCATCGTCGTCCAGTCGCCCTCGACATCGTATGTGACATTCGCATATGATGACGCAAGCTGCATGAGACGAACGCGTCGTGATAGGTGATCGACAACGCTTAGGATGTTGCCGTCGTTGAGCATCGTAAGAAACTGATCGCGAAGTTGTCCATACGCCTTTGACTGCTTGGGCGACATCTCCACGACACGCGTTACACGAACCTTGGGCGGAAGCTGCGGCAGCACGAGCGCCTTGGGCATGCGACGGAACCGCGGGTCGAGGAACATATAGAGCTCGTCACGCGTGTTCGGGTGAACACCGATGATGTTGACGCCACCGCCCGCATCCCAACCAGTAAGGCAGTAGCGGTCGATGAACTTCGTCCGCGTCGCGTACTCGTCAGGCGAAAGGCCATGCATGATCGACCAAAGATCCCCCGGGTGATTGGCGATCGGTGTCCCTGTCAGACCCCAACGACGACGAACCTCCGGCTTATGCAGAGTAGACCAACACGCCCTTGTCTGCTTTGAGTGTGGATCCTTGATCCGATGCGCTTCGTCGATGATCACTGTTTTGAACGGGATCTCGTCTAGTTCTTTGGGATGCACCTCACAGCGAGCTGCGGTGAGGCCTTCTTCACCAAAGATCTTATCGCATTTGCGACAACGACGGAGTGAAGTCGAGCCATATGGCGTGAGACGTGCGTGCATCCGCATCGCTTCAAAGTTCATGATGACGAATGGACTAGAACTCAGGCGAACTGGCCCGGTGAAGAGTTTACGCTTATTCACCGTTGAACCAGATATCACGATCGGGCGCGCTGATGGGAACCACGCCTTAATCTCGCGCTCCCAGTGCCCCTTCACTGAATTCGGACAGACAACAATCGCAGGAAGAACATCTTCGCCGGCATTGGTCAATGCCTGAAGCGCAGCAAGAACTTGAATGGTTTTTCCAGTTCCCATTTCGTCGGCAAGAAGCGTGTCGCCAGACGTTACGAGAAACTGTGCACCGGCTCGTTGAAACGGAAACAGTCGTTCGTCAAACTCGAGTGTCTGCAGATGCTCGGGAAGCTCGGGACGACCACGTAGATCCATCATAGGATCGACGCGAGTATTACGCTCCGTCCACGCCCAGGAGATAACCTCAGGGGTAAACTCGACCTGTTCGCGAAATACACCACGGAGAGTTACAAGACTACCCCATGACAGTGAGAACAACCAACCTTCGCGTGCGGAGTCATACCGCACACCAGGGATGGATTTAATGAGCTCCTTAAGATGCCACGTGCTAGGAAGGAATAGCGCACGATTGTTCTTATGCGTGACAATCGAAACACAAATCATCGTTGTCCTTCGTTAGATTCGATCTACGATGATTTTACCATGCTGGTAGAGCTGTGCCACCTCATCAGGATGAAATCGAAGTAGCCCGAGCAGTGCATGTGCCGCCGCATCGTTAGCATGTCCCATGTGAGGCGTCCAGAATCCGATGTGCTGCAGGCGAGTAGGCGTTCCCACCTTCTTAGCCTCAGACGGTCCCTGAGATATGCAAGTAACGTGTGGAGAACGGCAGATGTCAAGAATGCCACCAATGACATCAAGTGGCGCCTGTTGATGTGTTCTGGCACTCGTCCGACCGCGAGGGACAAAACGCTCGTAGACGACATTGAGTTTGCACTCTGTTGAGGCAACAGTGACGCACGCACGAAGATAGTCGAGTGCCTCTACGGGTGTAAACTGCATCGTTCGTAGCGTCCGATAGACAAAGTATGAACCGTCAGTGTCATTGACGAAGTTTATGTCGTGCTCGTTCGTATAATGAGCGAGCCCTGTTGTTCCCCCTGGGTCGAATGCAACAAGATTAATCACTGACCAGCGCATCCATGTCCCCGATCCAATCGACCTTCATGCCCCAACGCTTACCGTGCGCCATGGACGCAGTGATCGGCACCGAGTACATCGTGTCGTCATTCATGACACTTGACACAGAATTCACGACATCAGAAAGTTGTGCGTCTGGAACATCAAGGATGATCTCGTCGTGTACTGGGATTGTCATGAATGCGCCGAGACCAAGAGCATCGAGCTGTACTAGTTTGGTCTTGAACGTCTCTGATGCTGTTCCTTGGATGAGATAGTTGACGAGAGCATATACCTTGTTCGTGTCACCAACGTGTCGTCGACCGGTGAGAGGCGAACTGACATAAGGTACGCCTTCGTCACGTTGACGTTGCCACGCTAGTCTATCAACTTCTTTTTGGAATGACTTAACCTCGGGATAGAGACCATTCCAGCGAGAGAAGAACGTATGCGCATCTTCTTCGCTAACACCAGCAGTTTTCGCGAACTTCGGGATACCAGCGCCATAGATGGTCGCATAGCCTGCATTCTTCGTGATCTGTCGACGCTTATCTTTACGACCCAAATTTGGATCAGCGAAGATTTGTCGGGCAAGCGTCACAAAGAAGTCATGCTCAGTGTTGCGAAACGCATCGATCATTGGCTGACATCGCGACATATGCGCCAGGAGTCGCATCTCGATCTGTCCGAAGTCACAGAAGAGAAGAGAATTGCCGGGGCGTGCATCGATGCAGTTACGCACCGCCTCGGCGCCTCGGTTTTGCTCAGAGCGACGAGGCAAGTTTTGGAAGTTTGGGTTCTGCATCGACATCCGACCAGTCCGCGCACCCAGGGAGTTGATCGACGGATAGAGTAGGCTGTCGGCATCGGCCTCCTCGATAAAGTGTCGCAGATACGTGCTGGACAGCTTCTGTAGCTGCCTGTAGTTCAACACCGTCGCTGCTAGGGGGTGGTCGATGAAACCGAGCACCTCCTTGTCTAGTGAGAAGGCACCAGACTCTGTTTTCTTATCGAAGATGAAGCCTTCACCCTGCAAGATCTTAATGATGGCCGCATTAGATCCTGGCTTCACCTTGTAGTTTTCTTGGATCCACGCACTAGCTGTTTCCACGTATGACATGAAGCTGTCATACTTTTGCTTTGCATAGTCGACGTCAACATGAACACCACGACGACTCATGCGGTACAGGACCCAAAGAACTGCCATTTCTAACTCGTATGCGATAGGCGCCTGCCATTGAACAACTGGGGCGTGCACGTCGAAAAGATGTCGAGTTAGTACAGTGTCAAGCGCCGCATATTGCCAGTATGGAGCATAGTCGATTGGGATGGTATCCCAGCCCCAACCACCACTTCGTGAATTGATGGCTTTATCGAGTGTAGCCTGCGCACCAGCTGCTGCAGCATCGACATGACGACCGGCTTGACGTTTCAGTCCGTGAAGCATATGAGGTTCAACGATATGCGACATCACTAACGTGTCATGAATTCGGTGAAGAGGCATCGACACTGATTCAGCACCTTGTGCGCCGAGCATACCAACGTCAAATGGTGCATTATGGAACACATATTGCCCGGTGTATCGCTGCACGATGTTGTGGAAAAGGCCACCCCAGAGGTTCCATGGAATGGCCCAACCGTGTTCATGTCCACCGACCTGAACGAGACGAATCTTGTCCTTGCCGATGATGAGACCCGTGGTCTCGGTGTCGACTGCAATTAGGCGTTCAGCGTCTCGCGAACCGAGCCACCGCATTAGTTCAGTTGCGGTCTCGAAGTCGTCAACGAGATGAAGCTGCACATCGTCAAGTCCGCGGCGAGCAAGTTGCGTGCCAGGCGTCGCACTAGTAAGTTGCGTGTCGAGGCCAACGCTGACGAGCTCTCCAGTCATCCGTCGACACCGTACGTGAACGCGACGTCGCCGGCGATCTCACACTGGCCGTAGCCGTCGTCTTTGTTGTAGTCACGAAGCACCACGTGGTCCATGTTCCACTCACCAAAGCTGACGACACTACCCTGGTCACGTGCAACATTTGCATCGCACGCGTCGCGTAGCTTCTGCCGCGCATCATCAAGATTGTCGGCCATGACGACAGCCATGCGCATGTCGTACGCTGCGGCGACGAACATGAACCTAAACAGCTTCACGACGTACCTCCATCTCGTTCACGTATAGTCCACAACGCTTGATGAAGTCATGTGATGCAGTGAAATCACGATGTGATGTCTGGACTGGATCCACTAGTACGAAGACACGCTGGAGGCCTGAGTTTGCAATGAGCTTTGCACAGTTTATGCAAATGCTGCTTGTTACGTAGATCGTACCATTTTCTCGATCGCGGTAATCACATACCATGAGAGCGTTGGCTTCGGCGTGTAACGATGGGCAATTGTCGTATGATTTTGGCAAGCCATCATAGCCCCAACACCCGCAGCTTCCACACGCAGTCGGTGACTCATGCGCCCCGGTGTGATTCGATTGATGATGACCGCATACACAAACTTGTTGTGCGCGCGAACACCACGATGAACAACTTGTCTGACGCATGTTTACGTGAGGTTCAGCATTGAAGCCACGTGGTGGCCCGTTGTAGCCCGTTGCGACAACTCGATTGGTGTCACTGACAACAACCGCACCGACCTGATCGCGTTCACAAAGACTACGCTTTGCCATTATCTGGGCGACGCTCATCCATGTTTGGTGCCACGTCTGCCGTGGCTTCACTGTTTTTGAATCCGGAGAGCTGTCCTGCATACCACGCCTCACTCTTCGTTGGAGCATCAAGATCGCCATAGCACAACTGAAGCGCACGTGCAGTTACTTCACTCGTGTAGATGGCGCGCCCACCAACACAACTAGCCCAGAGGTCAGTTGGCAGCACGCCACCAGTGGAGATTCCATGCACCGTCTTATCCAACATATCAATGACTGGTCGCCGAAGTGACGCAGCATGCTCAAGATCTCGTTCATAAATATGAAGAGACGCTGCATAATGCGTGTAACTTCCTGGCTCAATTCCCATGATTCCAGCGATTGTGCACTGCAACTGCGTAAACTGAAAGATGTCGTATGGAAAACCAAGCCAAACATCGTTACTGCGCATGATCGTTCGCATACGCAGCTTGTTTCTGACGACTGAGAACATCAGAGACGTTGTGCACGGATAGTCGCGCTTGTTCGGCGTGTTATCGAGTGATTTGTTCCACAGCACGATTACGGCTTGACGTGAGTCACGATCACTGTGCAACTTTCGCACAACGTGGTGAACCTGCGTGCCAATACGCGCACCATATGCACCGTAGAAGTAACCAGATGGTTCACGAAATTGCGCGAAGTGTGGCGACGCCCACGTCATCAATTGCGGATCATGGAACCCACCGATAAGCTGAATAGCCTCAACTGCAGCGATACGCGTGCTAAGTGCTCGTCCAACACCCAGGGGGAGGGCATCGTATGGTGACGCGATCTCGACAATCACGTCTTCGATGTCGTATGTTCGCATCCCCCTGGGCGCACGAGGCACGCCAAACTGCATGACCTGCTGTACGACGTGCGTATATCCTTCACGTCCAGAAGGGATCCTAATTATGATGGACACGCGGTCTCCATGTAAGTTCGTTTGCGCCGCTGTAGAGAGCACTGTTGAGTAATTGCCCGTACTGCTCGCCATCTCGTTGATAGAACCGACGAACGTGCCGTGGATGTGGTACTGCACCGTGCGGCATATTGGGAATGGAGTCCAGTGCGTCGCTAGCCCAATCGCCAAGTGCAACGATTTTTGGCTTACCTAACGTGCGCCACAAGCGCCATGGATCGTCGACGTCACACGCATTAGCGAAACCGTAATACTTATCTTCGGCAAAACCTCTGAAGTTTTGGAGTAGAAAAGAACCGGATCGTCCCAAGTATGGCATAAACGCAGGAACGCCGTCACCAATCATGTGTGAGCGTTGATCGCCTAGAACGAGATATCGAACACTAGGTGCGCCAACATACGTGGTAAACGCATTCAATCGAGACGCGCGTATCTCGTGCACTTGTGCGTAGTAGATGAGGCTATCGATGTTTAAATCACTGAGACTCGAGTGTCGCGTCAACGTTGGTAGCTGCGTGTCCAGTCGTGCAAATGAGACATACGCGTCACGAATGCGACCGACGATATCTCCTGTGATCATGTCATCACCACGTGCCGCAAGTCGTTCACGTAGCGTTTTGTCTGGCGCAGTCATGTGAATAACGATGGCGCCTCTGGACATTAAGAACCACTCTGTGAATCGGTGAATCACAGATGTGTACTGCGAATGACGACCCAAGATTTTTGGGTAGATCGATTCACCCCAATGCCAACGATCGCAAATGACATGCACACCGGTATTGGGGCGATATGACGTGAGAGGCCGCACATACTCGTCAAGAGGGTGAGTGCGCGGTGGTTTAGCGTGGAGAACATCGATCTTACTGCTTTCGTCAATGTGACTAATGGCAGTAACAAGTCGCTTGACGAGTGTGCTTTTGCCAGCACCGTCTGGGCCTTCAAGAATGATCAGCATCAGTTGCGCTCAAGAATGTTGGCTTTGGTGCTGGCATGTTCTTGCTGAGACTATCGGACGTGTTCGCTGCGCCATTCACTACTGCAGTTCCTTTTTGCAACATGGTGATGCTGCCGTTGCGGTCTAGTGCGATGTAATCTTCTTCTTCAAGTCGATAGATGGTTGCACTGCATGTGGTACGCGTGCCCTTAACGCGATATTCGAACTCAACAAGCTCGACTCTTCCGCACGCAATGTGCATAAGAATGGTCCGCATGCGTGAGTTTATTGCGCGATATCTCTTCATTATTCTCCAATGGATCAGGACCCACACTGCACGTGGGCCCTGTCGACGAACACGTGCATGTTGTGGTGCTATGCGTCAGCCAAACGAAATAGCGCCAAAGCCAACAAGCACCACGAGCACGAGGATGATCAGTACCCACTTGGGCAATGCATTGAACATGGCGCGGAGCGCAAGTGCGACGACACCACAAACAATGAGTGGCGCCCAAAAGCTAGGACTCGTTACAAATGCAACGATTCCACTGACGCCATTCGTCGACACAGTGACATCTTTGGCTAAAAGAAGAGGCCACATACGATGATCCTTTCGATTTGTCTGTGATTTCAACCAAAACTATCGTACCACAGCCCGTACACGCATGTTCCTATCACTAAGACGGACGGCTGTTTCACAGACAACTACTAATCTTCTTTGCTTCATTCAGTCTGAGGATCCATGTTTGGGCGAAGGATCCTATTTGTGTTGCCGGCGAATGATCACTTGCTGTGTCGACACTTGATCATTCCCGTACCGGACTTCCGTGGCTCCCTGCTGTCGATGAAGTCGGCATACCTTCAACGAGGCAAACACACCTCAACCACGTTACCCCTCGTGACATCGGCAGGACTCGAACCTGCATCTCATCAACTTCCAACACTGGTCAAAGTTGGCATGTTGATGCGCTCTACCTCGACTACCTTTCGGCGTACCGCGTCTTTGAGCTACGATCTCAGGTGGTCCGGCTTGTCAAGACTTGCGTCTCGCTCGCACATCGGGCCGTTAGACGCCCATCCGATACCGAACCTGGTGCGTCCCTAGCGTGGCGGAGACGGGATTCGAACCCATGACCTACAGACTATGAATCTGTCGCGCTACCGAGCTGCGCTACTCCGCTGTGTCTGCAACGTCGTCGATCAGCACCTCCTGGAATGCTTATCGACGACGTTGCACAGATGACGACCAATCAACCGTTGGTAGCAACCTTACCAGGTTCGAGGCCAGTATTTACTCGTAACGGTGCGAGCATGCCGGTGTGATGATTGAAGCAAGCGTTCCTGATGTCGTCGTCCCAGTGCGACGCCTGCGCTAGAGCGAGCGAAGAAGCATTCGGGATGAACACATGCCCATCACGCCGAACAGTGAGAAACACGACAAGTTCGTATGGAGAACTCGTGATGAAGACTCGGCAAAGCCGCTTCTCACCAGGAACGATTGAGTTGCCGTGCGTATGCACGACGTACGTTCCGCCGATCTCGTCCGGGTCAGTCGCACGAATGATTCGCACTTCAAACCAACGGCAGGCAGAGCAGCGGCCTAGTCGCGCCGGCATGTACTCGCTGTTGGAATGGCCTCTGTGCTGTTCGTGTTGGCTGGTACCAAAACCGAGTTGCGTGCCATTGAGGACGAACTGGTCGTACTCGCCATTCTGCTTGCCCGGCGTGATCAATTCGTAGTCGCGGGCCTGGGGGCTTGGAGGACTCGTCGGCACGCTCTGGCCTAGGTGCCTGAACACGGCCGCGACGAGCTGCGGATCGGTGTCGCCCTCGGCCAAAGGATCGTAGTCTTCGAGTTCAGTGTTCACGTCGTTTCCCTTCGTTGGTGTCTTACGATCCAATACTACCAGTCACGTATTCACCAAACGGAACCAAGATGGGCCAGTGAATTTGTGATGTCGACAGGTCTGTGTGAATGGTCGTTGGACGCGTTCAATTATAATAATTATATGCCGCCGACCATAACAAATGCGAACGGTGAGGTGAAGGTAGTGAAGACACTTCATGTCCCGATTGCAGTGTATGCAGACATTGAAGAACTTGCAGACGCACGCAATGTCAAGGTCATGCCACTCATCAACGAACTCATTCTTGATGGTTTGGCAAACTTTAGAAACAGTAATCTGACGAGCCAGCGGTAACACAACATGAACTACGAACAACTGAAGCTACAGCTTATGGCAAGCTACTGCAACATAGGGTGGCGTATCCTTCCGACATGGTGGGTCACCACCGACGAAAACGGCACGCACTGCGCATGTCAGCTTGGCACTATGTGTCGTAAGCCGGGCAAGCATCCACGCATTCCTGACTGGCAACATCGAGCGACGAGCGACGTGTTACTCGTAGAAGAGTGGCACGCACGCTGGCCTCTTGCGAACTGGGGTTGGGTCCAGGACAAGACGTTCGCGATCGACATCGATGCGCAACGTGGCGGACTTACCTCCCTGGGTGAGTGGGAGGAGGCATCAGGCGGTCCATGGTCCACACTCACCCAGGAGACGGCGTCGGGTGGATTGCATATGGTCTACCGTCAGCCCAACGACGGAGAGGTTCCGCAGGTCTCAGACTTCATGCCAGGCATTGAGGTTCGAGGCATCGGTTCGTACATCATGATTGAGCCGTCTGTCGGAGTTAACGGATCATGGCAGTTCCGTAACAGTGGTTCGGGAGACGTCGAGTCCTACACGTACGCGTACGCACTGGCTGAATTGATCGTCGATTGCGACGTCGACACGCTTACGTTGATTCGTCGGCACCAAGGTGGCACAGTCACGCGTGACGGTTCGGGTGGCCGCGTGTCGGATAGCACGAGAACGAGTGACCTGCCCGCTACGGCAACGTTTCTCGAACGTGGGTTTGGCTTTCATACCGGTTCACGCAACGTAGACGCTTATCGGCTCGCGTGGCGACTCCTTGCTTTGGTGGACCGAGACATTGACTTTACGCTTGATCACGTTAAGCAATTGATGTACGCGATCTGGCAAGTGACACCCCAGGCTGAGCATCCGTTCCCCTGGGAGGAGGTCATTAACGCACTGAACTCAGCATACACACGGCGAGAACGACAACGTCCAGAAGAGATGCGTCTGTTTGAGCAGCAGCGTATGCTCGCGTCACGACTGGTGGCTGCCACAGATAAGAATGAGGGACCAGCGTGACGGGACCATTTGAAATACCAGTGTCTGAGCCGACGCCAGAAGAACTTCTCAACGTGCAGCTTTTAACACGAGCTGTCGAGGCGCACACGTTGCCACGTAACGACGATGGTGGTGGACAGCGTGTTGTCGTGTACTTCGGTGATCGGCTACGCTACGTGAAGGAACAAAAGGAGTGGCGGTTCTGGGACGGAAAACGCTGGTGTCTTGCGACTCAAGCAGATCTTATGTGGGTAGCACGGCGGGTGGCACGTAGCATCTTTCGTGAGGGAGAACTGTTTGAGGACGACCAGGATCGCGCACAGCACGCAGCATACGCACGCGGAACGAGTTCACTGTCTCGAATGGATGCGATGATCAAGGTCGCATGTGGCGATGAACGCTTGTGGGCAGCAGCGAAGTCATTCGATGCGGATCCATTCATCTTAAACTTTCTTAACGGAACATATGACTTACGCACTGACACGTTGCGTCCACACAATCCTGACGATCTTAACACGCATCTCATCCCACACAATTATGTTCGAGATGCGCCGGCGCCACTGTGGGAAGGTCTCATCCATCGTGTGGTTGCTGGCGCCGATGGAACCGTCACAGACGTAGGACAGCCCATTGCCCGGGGGGTTGGACACGAGGTGTATGACTTCGTGCAGCTCGCCCTCGGATACTCGGCTCTTGGTACCAACAGTGAGCACGTGATCTTCTTCTTTCAAGGCGATACGCGTTGTGGAAAGTCGAAGCTGCTCGAGATCGCGCATCACGCGCTTGGTGGAGACTATGCGCATCAGTCAAACCAGGATCTGATCGCGAAAAAGCGTCTTGGGCATCACTCATCCGAGACGTTCAGCCTCATCGGTCGACACTTCATCGCGATCTCCGAGACTCCTACGACATTCGCGTTGGACGAGAACCGCGTGAAGTCTTTGACCGGTGATTCGATGCAGACGGTGTATCAGCTCTATTCTGGCACAGAGCGCGTGGTGCCGACAACGTGGACCATCTGTCTCGCGACCAACAATCCGCCGAATGTGGAGGACTGGGACGGCGCCATTCGCGAGCGCATCGTTGTCATCCCATGCGGTCCCACCGTTCCATCCGAAGAACGCGTGCAGAACCTCGACGCATTGATTAAGGAGACAGAGACTGAGGGCGTTCTCGCCTGGCTTGTCCGTGGTGCGCACGCGTGGTACACGTACGCAACCTCCACACAGGACGCGGGTGGTCATGAGCTCAGGGGAGGACTTCGACTACCGGACTCTGTTCACCGAGCGATGGACACGTTCGCGTTCGACAACGACCACATTGGTGCGTTTATCGAGGATGTACTGATAGTAACTGGAGATGCAGGTTCGCGGGTGTCACGGTCAGCTGTTCTCGATCGTGCAAAGCGATGGAAGAGCCGTGGTGAGGCGACGGTCATCTCAAGAAACAAGCTGTATGCTCGCATCAGTGCGCTAAGAGGCGTCACGACCAACACTGCGCGTGAGTTTGTTGGTCTCGAACTTCGTCCGGAGGGTGGAGTTACGCCCGAACAACACGCTTGGGCGATGCGAATGCGTGATGGTGGCGCGTCTTCTCAAGGTTAAATGTCGACATTGTTTGAAATGTCAGAATGCAGTTTTGCAGTTTACAGTTTTGAGGGCTGTTTGACTAAAACTACTTTCGCCCATTTTCGCGATAGCGCTTTACTACAAATGGCCCTTGAAACTGTAAACTGCAAAATCGTAACTGAAATTGACGTGAAAGCCATTTAAACGATAATGAGTGAAGAAAGATATAGTTACTGTCGGTAATCACAAGAGGAGAAGAAATCGTAAGGATCGTCTGTTTCGCGCGCGTAGACATGAACTTGTGATCCTAATTTTGGATCTTAATGGCAGCGTAGGGATGGTTGGTGCAGGATAGATGGTCCGGCGATCGATTAGATGGAGACAGGAAGCAGAGCGACTTATTCAGGAGGCGGGTGGTTTTGTTGAGCCTGGTGGGGAGTGTGGAGCGCCGAAGCGAAAGCACAATGTCCCAGAAGGAAGCACAGCCACGCGGTGTCAACTACCTGCAGGATTGAGCACGGCGCATCACGGCTTTGGCCTCTGCCAACAGCACGGCGGCAACACGAAGAAGAACAACGCAATTGGAGCGTGGATGATGGCGCATGCTTTGGCGCGACCCCTGGGTATCAACCCTTGGGAGGCATTGCTCGGTGAAGTTCGTCGAACGGCAGGAGGCGTCGCTTGGCTCGATCTCAAGATCAGTGAAGCAGTCGTAGACGATGACTTGATCGGCGATGGTGCACTTGCCCCCTGGGTAAGGATGCGTGAACGTGAGCGGACACATCTTGCTCGCGTCTCAAAGATGGCGATGGATGCCGCCATTGATCAACAGCTTGTTGCACAGGCGCAGGTTGATGGTGCGGCTATTGCGCGCGTATTGTTGTCGACACTCGAACAACTTGGGCTTGATGATGAGCAATTCGAGCGCGCTCGTGGTATACTGAGATCGCAGCTACTTGCCATCGAAGCCAACGTGCTCGGAGTTACGCGCGACGGAGATACAATCAGCGGCAGTGTTGTTCTTGACGGCTAGCGACGAAAGAAGATGATGTGGTGTCAACGCTTAACGCAGTTCTTCTTATCGTGCTGGGATTGACGATGCTGTTCTTCTTCGTCAATCCTCGCGTTGTGACGTTCGTTCTCATGGCTGGTGTTACCGTATTGACAACGCTGGTTGGCGCATTGTCTGGCGAGATGCTGTTTACGGTGATCTGCCTTGGTTCGTTGTTCACGCAGTTGTTTGTTCTCTATCCGTTGTGGATGTTGAATCTTCAAACGGCCGCAGCGTACGACGATGACGATCTTGGTTGATCAAGCTAGGGTAGGGGAGAACTGAATGTCTCTTATCGTCGTACCAAGTCCAGATGGATTTCTTGACATTGTCACGTTTGGCATTCCCGTTGCCAACGCGATCAATGATCACGAAACCCGTCTTGCGGCGATCGAAGGTGGTCTTCCGCTTGGCGTGTACAAGCCAACGAACGAGACGATCAATAACAATGGTGTTCTGCAGGATGACGAAGATCTGTTCGCCGTACTGCCTGCGAACTCTACGTGGGATGTGCTTCTTGAGGGCAGCTATTTGTCGCAGGTTGCTGCGGGCTTCAAGATGCAGTTCACCGGACCTGCAGGTGCATCG